TATGCCCTGTATGTGGCGTTTAAAGGGGGTATGATAAAATGAGATGCCCACGATGTTCCGAGTATATGAGAGAGGGGTATACTGGATATTATTGCCCAATTTGCGATAAATATATACCATATAGACATAGGTGTTGTATTGGGCCTGCGCGGTGATACTATGAAGTGGAAAACTAGAGGGGGTGAAGAGATAGAAATCTCTGACATGAGCACAGAGCACATCAGGAACTGTATCCGTTTCATGGAACGTAATGAAGATGTTTATAAGGAGAGATTGGAAAGGATTGAGGACGAATACGAATCCACACTTGGTTGGATTTCACCCGAATCTACGGCATGGTACACTATTGATAGTGTGTTATTTGGAGCCAACGATAAAGATAGGGCATGGATGCCCGATGCCTATTGGGAAATGATAGAGGAGTTGGAACGAAGGGGGGGTAATAATGGATGATAAAGAAGAGTATAATGAAATCAGAGACATATATGCGGACTGCGGTTTCTTGGACGAGGAATACCTTGAATGGGTAATCGATAAATTGGACTCATTCATGGCAGACCCCCTCTGCCCCTACTGTTTAAAGGAAATACCAACCAACGGTATTGACGATGAGTTGGAAGGTTGTTCTGGAGTATACAAATGCCCACATTGCCATAAAGAGATGATGGTTGGGGTGTTGAAAACAATAAGATATCTAACATATAAGAGATGATGGCTTGATTGCGGAGGAATGAAAATGACAAATGAAGAACATAGACTATCGTTCATGTTGGAGGGCGAGAAGGAAATGCTTGCCAATGAATTAATAACAGCCATAAAGAAATGGGCCATTAGGGGGCATGTTAAATATACAATAGCTGAGATGGTGACAATTTCCGAGGTTGTTACTGGCTCGCTGTTTGAGGGGGAATGAGAGATGAAATTTGAACTGACGACCACTGAACTATTCTATCGGAGAGATGATGAGTGTGTCGAGGAACTCAAGAAACTTGGCTTCAAATTCGAGGAATATAATTTTTTTGAAAACGGGTTGAGAATCATCGATGAGGATGTCATGATTGAGTTCGAGACCCTTGAGGAGTTGAGAGATTTCGCTGAGAAGTGGGGGGAATTGGTCTTTACAGAGGACGAGATAGAGATATACAACGGTTACAGGGAGTGATTGAGAGATGCAAATGAAGTGGAAACCAACTATAAAGATAAATTTCATTGAAAGAGAATGGCGTAAGATTATGGATAAGTTATCGGAGGAGTAGGGATGTGTGAACAGAAATGTGAAAACTGCAAGTATTATGACCCATATAACAATTATTGGGGGACTTGTAGAGCACCACTCCCTGAATATATAAGTTTATCAGATACTTATTTATATAATTCTGTCCGAGCCACTGATGGAGAGCACTGTGACGTGTACGAGCCAAGATATTATAAGTGGGAGGAGTTGGGAGAATGATTCCAAAGGTAATTTTCTCTATACTATGTTTGACAATTATGATTAGTCCGATTATTATATTGCTTATAGTAGCTATAATTGGTAGGATTGTTGATATGTTATCTGGGCCAGACTGTATAGATGGTAGGAAGGAACACTGTTTCCACCCAATAATTAAGATGGTGGAAATTAAACACGGCTCTTACGAGAACGGGCAGAAAGAATTTGAAGAAGTCGAGTATAAACGATGTTGCTATTGCGGGAAGGAAGTAAGAGTGGAACATATTATGGACCTTGATTTTGATTGAGGTGATAATTCGGAGGAATGATAAGATGGCGTTTTATTATAGATGTCCTAAATGTGGTAGACCGGCCGAAGGGAAATGGGTGGATTCTCATAACCATTTAGAGGCCACGGAGGAAGATGAAACCATTTCATTGATTATTGTATGTGAGTATTGTGGAGAAAGCATTTCCCCACCTGTGGAGAACAAACGCTGGACTGGAAGAAGGGGACTGTTTCTCGATTCTGAAGATATATGGGATAGCGACTATCCTGGAGGATGATAAAATGAAAATAGGAATAGTTGGTCATGGTAGTGGTAAATTCACTCCAGAATCTGAGGAGTTGGCAAAGAATTTAATACGCCTTATAATAAATAGAGACTGTGTAGACACCGTAATATCAGGTAGAAGCCCACTTGGTGGTGTAGATATATGGGCGGAGGAGATAGCAAAAGAAGAGGGTGTATCATTTATAGCATGTGAACCTAGGCAGAAGTCTTGGTATGGGGAATACGGCTTTAAAGCAAGAAATATAGATATTGCGGAGAAAAGCGATAGGTTATATGTAGTGGTAGTTGATTCGTACCCGCCGGGGTATAAATGGAAGAGAATACTCGATTCAGATGGCTTACCATATTGTTACCACTGTAAGGGTAGGACGGGACTACATGTCAAGAGTGGTGGGTGTTGGACCGGGTGGTATGCCAAAGAGGAAGAGAGTAAGGAGGTCGAATGGGTAATAGTGCCACAAGATATATCGAAGAATATGAAGGTAGTAAAATTTGATGATAAGGGGAACATAATATGATTGATTTAACATACATAGTAATTATGATATATTGTCTATATATATCCTATAGCGGGTGGATTGGTGTATTACTTGGGCTGTTCGTTGCCCCCGCCCAACTATATAAAATCGTGCGGACAAAGAAGGTATCTGGTATAAGTATTATAACATATCTATTCCTAGTCGGTGCGATATTCCACTACTTTATCCACGCAATAGACATAGGAGACTCCCCATTTATAGTAGCAAACGGATTAAACCTATCTGTAAACATGTTGGTTTTTGTAATGTTGTTTGTATACAAACGCAACACTTAAATAATTGAACGTACATATATAAGACGTGATGATATGAGATGGTCAAAAAAGCGCGACACTACCGATGATGGGATGGATGCTACTCTGTATGATTTACATTTGTACTATAATGCGCCAATAGTTTTTGGAAAATTACGCCCAATAATAGGTAACTTTGAAACGAGGATGGCAACGGCCCTAGCTTGGCTCATTGGTAAAAACTCTGTAATAATACGTGGTGCATCGGGTTCCGCAAAATCGGAGATACTTAAAGCAACTGTAACTCTAGCATGGGGTGATGAGGGTCTTACTGGTATCCATAGAGATGTCTATATGATAGACGCTAGTTCCGATAAGGGTAATATAACTAAAGACGCAATAGTAGAGATGCGCAACAGTGGGCACTGCTTTATACCGGAACTACAGAACTGTGGGAACCAGGAAGATATAATAAAGAAATGGACAGAGGGTATGCCCTATGTATATAGGAGGGCAAAAAACGGTGGGGCATCATCTTCAAAACTTATCCTACCTCCATTGCCTATACTTACAAACCTCGCCGATGGTAACGAAAAGATGCCAGAGCTAGCAAATGAAATGCGTAGAAGGTTTCTATCGGTGTGGACTGTAGCAAATAGAGACGTTAATGAAATTGTCCACGAGCAGAAGGCATTTATAGATGCTCTACCGGAGGAAGAGATACCGAGCATAAACGAAGATAGGCTAACAATGTTGAGAAACAGACTCTACTGCGCAATGGAAGACGATAGGCGGGTTATAAACCCTTTCGGGATTGAACTCCACAAAATCCTACCAAAAACATTTACGGAGTCTAATACATATGTTGAATACCTACTCAATTTCGTTAAAACTATAACCAAATTCTATGCCGACCAGAGACACACCGATGGGGATAAACTGTTCTCAACTGCTGGGGATAACTATGTAGCTACAATAATAGCGGGCGGTATATTCAAATCTCTATCTATGGGTGTTCCAGAATTTGCCAAACAGATAGTGGATGGTTTCGAGATACTACCACCGGGATTGTTTGCCTTCGATAGTAAGGACGAGGTCTCCGCCCAATCTTACTATATGACGGTGGACCAGGTAAAGGACTACATAGATACAGAAATAGGTATGAGTATGAAGAAGTCTGCTGTTAAAGAGATACTTGATAAGTGTGTAGAGGTTGGGCATCTGCGCGCAAGTGGTTCCGGCAAGTCATACTACAAGACTAAAGAGTTTGAAGAAGTTGCAAATGTTGATGTTCCAACTATGGTAAAGCGTGGTGTTGCATTCATGGAGGAACATTATCCAGATGATGTTGATACATGGTCCAAAAATATCTACGATTATATCCACCCGTTTACGGGTGAAGTAGCAAAAATAGGAGATGGGCACAATGACTAGAGAATTATCAAAAACAGTAAACGACAAATATTTATCAGCGACGTATATAAAGGCATACCTTGAGTGCCCGTGGAAATTTAAGAACATATACATAGATGGTATGGAGACACCACCATCAGAACCATTACTTGTTGGCTCCGCAACGCATTGGCTCATGGAGGAATTGATAAAGAATCATGTAGAGTACGAGCAGATTGAAGTGGATGATATATATAGTATACTGTCCAAATATGTAACCGAAAGGGCCAAAAGGGAGTTTAGGGATATAGAGGAGGAATGGGTGGATAGGGCCGTAAGGCTTGTTCTCGGCTTTTTCGAATATAATTATGATTATATAAATGGGTTGGACATACTTGCGCCAGAGGTATATATAAGTAAGAAGATAACTGATACCGATTGGATGTTACAGGGTACAATAGATGCTCTTGTAGCCGATGGGACAATAATAGACTGGAAGACTGCGGCACGTAGGTGGCCTCCATTCAGGAAGTATAAGGAGCTACAGCCGAAGGTGTATAGGTTTCTTGCCCTTGAGGATAAAGGGTATGTGGTAACAGGTGACGATGTGCAGGAGATTGACATACCGAAAGAGAATACAAATACATTTAAGTTCAATATATTCATAAAGCATAAGGTTATTTCAGAAGACTCGTACCAACTAGAGGAGAAGATTGTTGTAGGGGAAGATGATATAGCCGGTGTAGATATACTTGCAAAGTATGTAGCGGATAGTATAGACGATGGTAGATTCCCGTGTATTGGGCCATATACTGGCGCATACTGTAAGACGTGCCCAGTTAGAGAGGCTGGTAAGTGTAAGATATATAAGGATGGTGGTTCCTAATGCCCAAGAGGATTGAGTATGATGAGTTAGTGCTTGTAGTCTACTATAGGTGCAAACTCACTATAACTACTGTTGGGTATATAGTCAGTGGGCCTGGAATAAACGAGATGCACACTACGTTGGTATCGGCTATTATTGCCATAGCTGAGCATGTAACTAGGATGAAAGCCATCAGAAGCGATGTATGTTTTTTAGGGGATTACGTTAAAGAACTTAAACAATCATACAAGAAGATATTGGATAGAATAGAGAAGGTAGAGGAAAATATATATCTTAAGCAAGGCCATGATTATGAACTTAGTGCTGTATATGATGCTATGGAGGTATTAGATGAGAAGTGATAGTAGAGTATGGGAATATATTTCAGATATACGTGATACTAGATATGCCTTTGCGGCTAGTAATATAGTGGACAGATACGGCGATAACTTTTTCTATGTGCCGATAGTCGGACTGACAAAGGAGACCAACGGCAGTAGGGGTATATCTATAACCGATAAATTGAATAGGTTCACAAGACACATGCTATATAAAATAGGAGATTCTGATATAACTAGGTTCCTATCTATTATTGGCCCAATTGGTATATCATTGTTCCTATTCAGGGATGATAAAGAGGAGAAGGATGGCTTCTCTAAAGTTAGGTATGGCACATCCAATACATATTATCTGTGGAGAAGCAACGATTGGAAGTCATGGAGGGATGTATGGAGTGAGATTGTATTTAAAGAACTGGAGAAAGCGGGTGTTAGGTATCTGCAATCATTACAGATATCTATGGCAATAGAAGCACAGGGCAACAAGATAAGCGCCCAACTATCAGAGAAACTCAATTGGGATACAAAACTATATATATGTGGATATGAATATGCTACGAGAAAGTTTAAATAATAGTAAGTATATATATAAGTCAAGGAGTTGTTTACCATGACCAAGGAAGCAGAGAAACTAATGAAAGAACTAATAGAAAAAATAGATAAAATAAGCACAGAAAAGACAGCAGAATTTAAATACTCAACCAGTATCAAAGAAGAAAGAAAAATATCTAGAGTAGATTATGAGAACGACACAATGTCTATAATGGTAACAGTTAAATCGGATGACCTGGAGAGTTCACCGGAATGGGATGTATTGGAAATGGATTTGAGGGAATTCGTGGACAAATGGGAAACCGATATGAGGTCCAGGACGAGGCACGGAAGGTCCAGTGCAACCAGGAAAAAGTTTGGTGGATATAAAGGTAAAAAGGAGTGATTTCGATGGCCCATTTTATAGGAGTCACGGGCTCCGATAATAAGGCCATTGATACATTCGCGAGGGAGTTCGTTATAAATGCGTCAAAAGATAAAACCAATTGGGTAATAGTGAAGATAAGCGATATAGTAAAGGCTGTAATAATTAGATTGATTAAGGAAATGGTAAAAGAGGCACCTGTAATAAGGAATGATTTTTTCGTTAAGTCCATAAGAAATTCTATGACTATACTCGGAGACGATTTTTGGATGGGCGCGGTTGTCAAGCATATAGATGAACTCGTTACTAGGGGCTATGATAACTTCGTAATAACTGAAATCTCCAATAGGGGTGAGCACTATACCATAAGGGACCTAATGGAAGGTAAGATGATATATATAAATAATGGCTCGCCGAGTGAATTCTGCACATACCCGACAAATCTAGTGGAATTCGATTTGTATGTAGAATTTGTTGACGCAGATGAATTGAGGACTCGTATGGACGATATAGTACGCGTCGCCACGACAAAGGAGGAACATAACATAGATACGAACGAGCTTACAACATATATAAATGAGGAAGGGGAGAGGGTAGAGGTAAAACCACTGGACAGTAAAGATGAAAGTGTGCTTTACCAGTAGGGTGTGTTAATATGGTTAAGTCCAAACTGTTCCTTATACATGGCGGATATGATATAGACGAAGACGGCACAACCGCCGTCTTTTATGGTAGGAGTGACAAAGGTAATGTTGTTAGGATAGAGGACAAGTTCGACCCATTTATATATATCGAAAATGTGAGCAAGTTTGACCTTAAAATGCTACAGAAAATCGAGGACGACTATGGTAGAAAACTCCTGAAATCCTATGAATATACAACCGGTATAGATGATTATGGGCGAAACATTTCAGTCTGCCGCCTAAATCTGCTATTCCCTACAGCAGTCTACACCCTAAAAAAGTGGGCTTACTCGCACCGGAAAAGACTCTTTTCCGCAGACATACTTTATCCACTTAGGTATATATACAGTAAGAATATAGGTGCTTTCGTGGAGGCCGAGGGCAAATATATGGGCAATGATACCATATCGGTGAAGTCTTATAAGGACTGTAAGGCGTTCAAGCCGAACCTCAGGGTGATGAGTTTCGATATAGAAACTTCTCCGATGAAAGGTACATTGTTTATGATTGGTGTATATGTAACAAATATCGATGGGACTAGGCCCAATACGTATAAGATGAGTGGAGATGAGGAATATATACTGCGCAAATTTATAGAGACTGTAAATAGAGAGGACCCAGATATAATGGTTGGGTATAATATAGATGGGTTTGATTGGCCTATAATAATGGACAAAGCGGAAGAATTTGGGGTTGATATGACTATAGGTAGGGGGAACAAGAAGGTAATATATAGTAATAAAGAGGGTGTTATGAGGCTTAATATCCCAGGTAGAGCATCTGTAGATTTGATGAAAAGGATACGTAGAACATTAAAACCTGTATCGGAGAGATTAGACGATGTAGCAAAACAGATGGGGTTAGAGGGTAAAGTGGAGGGTATAGATGCAAGTAAGATGGATGAGTTGTGGGTTGAACGAAAAGAAGATATAAAGGACTACTGTATACAGGATTGTAAAGTAACCTATAATATCTTTATGCATGACTCGCTTAGATTTATAGACTCCGCTATAGCACTGTCGAAGGTTAGTATGTTACCGCTCTCTGAGACAATAACGTATAGTGATTCCAGACTTATAGATTCTATCTTGATAAGAGAGTTTGAAAAAAATAGTTATCTTATACCAATGCACAAATTCACAAAGAAAGACAACAAGAAGAAGAAAAGATATACTGGCGCATATGTAATGGAACCACCGGCGGGTTTATTCCACAATGTAATAGTGTTGGACTTCAAGTCTATGTATCCGAGTATGATTATAAAGAATAATATATGTTATACTACATATAGGTCATATAAGGAGAGGGATACGGAGGAGATAGATACACCCGGTGGTAAACATTATTTCATAAAGAGAGAGAAAAAGGTTGGTATAATACCAAATGTCCTTATCGGACTTATGGATGAAAGAGATAAGGCGAAGAGGAAGTTGAAAGAGACTGGTAATGAATACTATAATAGACTACAGGACGCTCTTAAGGTTCTAATGAATGCTTTATACGGTGTGTTTGGTAGTGATTTCTATAGGTTTACTAACATAGGTATTGCTGAAAGTACTACAACAACGGCTAGGAATACAATAATAAACTCTATAAATATGATTCAGGATGAACTGGGTTATTTCGTATTGCACTCCCATACGGATTCAGTATTTGTATTGGGCGGAGAGGATAAATCACTGGAGGAATTGATAGAAATAGGGAACTATATATCGGAGAAATGTACAGAGGGTTACTCCAAGCTTCAACTCGAACAGATATTCAGTAGGTTCTTTACTTATGGTGCAAAGACAATGTATTTTGGTAAAGCCATATGGCCGAAACAGGAAATGAAGATAAGGGGCTTTGCAATAAGAAGAAAGGACTCATTTGAATTACAGAGGGATATACTCAATAGAACCATAGAGGCAATAGTTAGTGACGTATCCCCGAAGGAGTACTTCACCCAGTTCTCGAAGGACATGAGGGACTACTTAACATACGGTATGGATACCAAAAAATTGGTATTGACTAAGACAGTAGGCGATATAAACTCATACAAAAACGACAAGATACCACATGTGTCCGCGGCAAAGAAACTAATTAGAGAAGGTGTTCCGTTCTTCAACAATATGCGTGTGTCATGGATTGTGACTGGGGTGGATAATTCAGGTAAACAGATAGTGGAACCCGTAATAGAGGGGAGAGAATTACCTAGACCATATAGAAAGTATTATATAAACAGAATACTAGATAGTATAGAGCCGATAGCAGAGGTATTTGGCTTCGATAGAGTAGATATAAAGACTGGTAAATTTCAGTATACATTTGAAGATTTAGGTTTTGGTGGTGATTAGATGAATGAAGAATACATAGTAAACTTGATAGAGAACAACAACTATGAGATACAGCAAATAAAGGCTAGAATAGCAACCATAGAAGCAAACATAAAAAAATTGGAGGGTGAATTGAGTTCGCTCAGACTTCGTAATATGCCCATTGGGGGTTTCTAATGCGAGTGTCGAAGAGAATGGGCGTAGGTTATGAATGGGAATTCAAGCGTATAATAGAACATACGGATGAGAACATTCTAGTATGGCATATAGGTGGTACAACTCCAGGGTGGGATAACTTGATAGTAAGTAAAAATGTAAGGATAGAACACTGGAACAAGTTTATACCTATAGAATGCAAATCGTTTACACAAATAAGACGTAACTATAAAGAGCAGGTTATTGAGCAGTTTAATAGGTATATGGATATATATAACAAATGGAATGTCCTTACATTTTATGCATTAAGGTATAAGAGGAAAGGCGATAAAACCGACTTGGTGGATAGGTGGAGAGTAATACCATGCACAGAAGTGATAAAGGAAACAGGAAATAAAGGTGGAGTATATATAGATTATAATTGGGCTGAAGCTATGCCGTTAAAGAGATTTATCAGGGCGATATTTAAGAAACCAACTAAAGCCGATATAAAGAGTTGGCCGTGGATAAAACTATTTGGGTGATTTAAATGATGTCTATATGGAAAAGAATATCTATAGCATGGGATGTAATTACTGGAAAGACGTGGTCTTCCAGGACAGAGGAGACGGAATATGACAATGGTATACACACAGAGACTGCTGTATACTGGGTAGAAGACGCATGGTATACACCGAGAAGTCATGAGGGCGCAAGGAAATTATACGGTAGGTGATAACATGGCGGAATGTAGACGATGTAAAAGATATACAGAGCATCTATGGGAGGGTGGATTGTGTTTGGATTGCTATATGGGTGTAGGATATAAACATAAGGCAGAACCTGATAAAGAAGATACTAAACTAGATTTATTTGTGAAGTGATACATTGATTATAAATCCCAGACTTAAAGCACTAGAGAAACTCAATCTGGAATTTTGCTATGGGGCAAATGAACTCAGATGGGAAGTCGACAATGGTGTGTGGAGTAAGAAAAACTTCAGAGGATGGGGTATAGACAATGTTGGTTGGGCACGAAGTATTAAATATAAGGAGAAGAATAAGTATATGTTTGTTATGGATTTGGACGGTAATGGCATAGACACCAGTATACTACTGAATACGTACAAACTCTACAACGCAACGTACGAACTTCTTGGTGTGTATCCATTGATGAAAGCATCCGGTAAATCTGGAACACATATAATACTGCCAATGAAGTTCCCGGGTACATGGGGTGAAAACAGAATATTACAGACGATGAAAAACATAGCATTTACTATATATAATACCGCAAAATTAACTAACGTTAATATAGGTAGGGCTGAGACAAGGCCATTTGTAGACATGCATATGTATGAAAGGGGTAGACTTGTTAGAGGGCTATCTATTCATATGGGCAGTAGGAAATTTGCGGTGCCTATAAACTACGGCGATACAATAAATATAGTAAATAGGAGGATGCTATTATTAGAGGATATACCGGATTACACGTTTGATGCATATGAGTATAAAGATATAAATCTAGATACATACGATGACAAACTGGAGTTCGAAAAGACCTCTATGGAGCTTATGAGTTTAACGCCAAGTCAGATATCATCATTAAAATGGTCAAAGAAAGGAGATAGATGGTATAGGCTTTTGCCCCCGCAACTTAAGGTTATATGTAATATGGATATAGATGTAAAGCATATGCTTAAGGTACATCTTGTATCATATTTATCATATTATTATGCAATGGACCCGGAAGAGATACATAAGTGGCTAACCGCAAACGTTAAGTGGGAAGACTATAACCCAAACAGTAGGGAAACCATGTACAATATAAGGTATACGCATAACTGGATTAAAGGGGTAATAGCAGAAGATGAATTCGATGGCGTAGAAGAAAGGGTGCCAATACCGGGCACTTTTTGGGAACCACCAATAGAGTATGATAATGTATGGAAGGAGATATTATGAGAATATGTGGACTTGGAGCCGAGGATTGTAAGTACTATAGACATGGTACATGCACACTTGATTCAATAGAATGTAAATATAGGAGGAAGTAATATGGACTATGATAAAGTGTTGCCTATTAGTGATATATCGCTTATAACAATGTTTGTATTTAACTCTTTATATAGACTTGGATACAAACTGTATAAGGATGATATAGTAGTCGAGCCATCAGATATAGATACTGTAGAAGGGGACGTAGTTAATGATATAGTTAGAAATATACTGTAGGTGTTAATATGGGCAAATCAAGAAGGTGTCAATGGTGTGGTAAGTATTCAAGTTGGGGATATTGGGTTGGTAATAGATGGGTGTGTTATCAATGTAGAGTAAAACAGGACACAAGTGTTGAATTGGATGAATATACAGAACAACCCCCAGAGGAGTTTTAATATGTATAGTGTGGTGTTAATATGAACTACAACAAAGTATGCTGGTACTGTGAAGGAAAGAAATACGTTAAGAGGGTAGATGGCACATCTGCGCCGTGCCCGTATTGTGGGGGTGGGTAATATGTGGGAAGCATATATAACAGAACAAGAAAAGAAAGAACGAAAAGAAATGGAGAAGTTCCTTACAGAGAACGATTATGCGGATAGATTGGGATTGAAATGTTGTTTCACTTGTAAATATTATCGTAGGCATGGTAGAATATATTCTTGTAGTTATACCGAATCCGAATATCGTTTCCCATGTGTCCAACCAACTGGGATATGTAAAAAGTATAAACCAAATAATGCTAGGTGATAGTATGGGCGTAGACTACTATATGGTAAACGGGGATAAAAAGATATATGTCGGTAGAAATATTTCTATGTATATGATGGATGATTATAAGAAGATATTTGATGATGTATATGAATATTGTGATGGTGAAAAGGAACGTCAGTATATAGACAAAAAGGTATCAGACTTATCGGTTAGTGATATACACGATATAGTTGAAGACCATGACATACTTTCTAACTTTACAATATTAATGATGCATAGTAGACTATTCGCATTCCTATTGGAACACGCGTGTGATTATGATGATTGGGAACTTAAATCGGATGTGGAGTAAATGACTGGAATACTACAGATACCTGAGTGGTGGGCAAGCACGAAGCCATATATCAATGGTGATTGGGTTGGGCCAATGACCCAGACCATACCAGATAGGAGTTTGGATATGATAATAACTTCACCCCCTTATTGGAGTTTACGAAATTATGTAGATGATAGTAGGGAGATGGGGTCTGAAGAAACCTTCATGACATATATACACCGTCTAGTAACTGGGTTTACAGGAATATATAGACAGAAACTCAAAGATGGTGGCGCTCTGTGGGTTAATATTGGAGATACATACAATGGCAGTGGTGGCGCCGGCTCAACAAAAGAAGGCAGGGAAAGACACACGCAATTTGGTAAAGGAGAATATAGTGGTGCACAGAGCAATCCAACCAGGGCGAAAGGTTACCCAAATAAGACGATGTTGGGTATACCGTTTAGATTTGCTACTGCTATGATAGACAGTGGGTGGATACTTCGTAATACGATAATATGGAAGAAACCTAGTTGTAAACCATCTAGTGCAAAAGATAGATTTACTGTGGACTTTGAATATTTGTTCTTCTTTACAAAAAACCCACACTATTACTTCAAACAACAGAAAGAACCAGCAAAAAGCAAATGGTGGATAGAGAGGAAGTATAACGGTAAAGCCGTAAAGGAGTATGGGGGCGCAAAAGCGGAGGACCCGTCGGGTATCAAAAGACGTATGATAGAGAAAGGCTCTGATGGCACCAGGAATATGAGGACTGTATGGGAAATAAACCCGGCATCATTTAAAGGGGGGCACTATGCTGTATACCCGGAAGAGTTGATTTCTGTGCCGATAGACGCTTGTTGCAAACCAGGCGGTATTGTGTTTGACCCATTCTTGGGTAGAGGCACGACAATAAAGGTAGCGAATAGCCAGGGTAAGATTGGGCTCGGGTTCGATTTGTGTGGTGACTATAATACACTTATTGATGAATATTTGGGGTTGTAATTATGCAGTAGCATCTATTATCGCCCTTATGTTTATATCACATGTGATGGCATATGCCGCGGAGCGCACCTCGACCTTAAACGAACTTGTCATTTCTGCCATACCCAGGTTGAAGAGTAGTATCTTATCACCATTCATATCTTTATATATATCAAAGAACATCGCCTCGTCGTTACCATTCTTCATCATACCCGGGGTATTAGAATATGGCCCACCACTTTCTGCGTATAAGGCTTCATCGATTTCGTAAAATACAGTTGTATCCGTGCCAAAACCCCTAGTTATTATTTTCCCGTCGAGTGTTATCTTGAACCTTATTGCACTTATCGACGAAGGCTGGCCGATATTTACCGCTACTTCTGTTATATAGGCCGGGAGGCCGTGTATTCTGGATGAGCCGGTAGACCCATAATCAAAAAGCGTTGTCCATGTATCGGCAGTACAGCTAACACTACTGTTATACATTGCGTCAGCATACCACTGGTACGTATCCCCCTGGTCGTTACTATGTGTGCCGAATCTAGATATAACGGAATCATTATACACCCTGGTTAATATATCTATCGTCTCCGGTAGAAGCATATCCCCTTCCAGTATACCCATATATCTACTACCATTAAATGCAACCCCCGCATAGTAGTAAATCTTCAGTTCATCACCGGCCGTAACACCGCTATCCATATTTATAGTTGTGCCAGAACTATCTACATCATCTATACTCGATGTAATCCATGACGTTGTTGATACATTATATATACCAGCAACACCATATTTCATCACCTCAAAGGTTGGCCCCGCGCCGTGCCCAGTTCTGTATTTAAGACTATTGTAGTCGTCCGGGTGATTTATCTCTATGGCTGGCCCCCTCAAGTGTATAACATCATCTGATATTGCATAGTTTTTTTCTATCCTAGGTATACCTATAGACATATTTCCCATTGCCATGAGAACTCTATTATCTACTTCCTTATCCGACCCATACGCATAAAAGTCTGCCATTTCAATACCCCATAGTTATATATCCAGATATAGTTAGATACCATTTATCTATTTCGTTATAGTCCGGGTCATCCCCAAGTAGCATGGCGGATACCTTTATAGAACTTGCCCTTACTATACCGAGCTTCCGGTTAACTACACCATATTCTTCACCGCCTATGGATTCACCTAGAGAATATGCTGGTGTTAATGATGAGTAGTCTATAACGGATGAGAACGACATAATAAAGTTGTCATTGTCTCCAAATTTCTCTGCCTGTATAAGAATTTCATCGGAATCCCTGTATCCCGGCTTACTGCCTATAGCAGACGAATTCCCATCTATATCAAACGTTAGCTTTATAGCCGCCCCCTTCTCTATATCATAATTTGTATTTTTCATCTTACAGTAGAATGTAAACCCAGTAATATAGAACGGTATCGGTTGCACTGTATACATATCATTGTCACCGTACACAGAATTTAGTGCGGCATCCCCTATATACTGCCCAATATTCTTGCTGGATGTTGCATCCCAGGAAAGTATCGTCTCATTCTGTGGGGTTATAGAGAAACAACTGTCTAGTTGGCCTTCAACTCTCGACTTCTCTGCAACCCAACCGTGATACGAGTAGAAGAGTCTTTGATGAAATGCGAATGTTAGGTCGGAATAGGATGATTGGTCCATCGCCCATTTAAATGGTGGGGTGTAATTCCCAAAGTCTATTCTATCCATTGAGCCAGCATGTCTATAGAATTGTTCAATCCATTCTCTCTGTATAGGCATTTCTGTATTTACGGGTGGGTAGTTAGTATAAACTGTTAGGTCTATTATATCCCCATCTGTTACATATGTCGGGTCGAAATATATATACTGGTTACTAGTCTTTGTCATTGCGGATATTACATCCATCTGCGTAGTTTCGTTAAAGGCGCGTTCAACACCATAATATATACTCACCGAAGAATCCAACCCAGGTATAAGTAGGAACGGATGTGTGGGTGTAAATATTCTAGTCGCCCCAGTTGTACTACTACCGGCGGGGAGTTCAATTTTTGGGGATGAATCCGCAGTAAGTCTAAATCTTTGTCGTATTCCACCGCCCATCGTGGACTTTGTTGTCACGTCGTTATCAGATTCCATTATACCATCCCCGATGCTGAACCAATAAGTGGTTTATAATATCCCGCCACCTCGACACTCAATGTGTGCCCAGATGCAATCGTAGAATCTAGCCATATCTGTATTCCGTCTGCTACATACCTACCTATATATATGGATATTATATGGTTTGTCCCAGATAACCCTCTATATATACATGTTGTAGAACTTGCATCTATGTAGTCGTTACTACCTTCACATATATATCCAGGCGAGCCATTAGTATTTCTGGTACCAATAGATAGGACTGGCCGTATCTTATAGGACGTATCGTCACATATCGCCCTCACTTCTGTTACTACAAATGGATACATTTTGCTCATATCTACAGAGTAGTCAAATGTGTCCGTGTCTACCGTGTATTCGGCCTCTTTTGTAAACGACGAACTCAAATCATCACTGCTAAATTTAGACCAGAACATTTTATCTGCGTATCTGTACCCAAGCTTGAACAAGTGTATCGGTGATTTTATATCCATCATATTTGCCAATGACTGCATCAGTTCCTTATTCGCTGTATATGAATTTGCATAAGTTGCTGTTGGGTCTGTCACCTGTGTGATATCGGAGCCAGTTGTATATGTATCTGTACCAGAAGCGTAGTACCCAACACGTATATTATCCCCGGTTGTCATGTGCCCCGATGCTATTTGTATTTGGTAGTCCCCTGTGATTGCAACATACTGTATGAATGGGTATAAATCGGTGTCGTTATCACTCTCGTTAATCAACTTTGTAATCCCGCCATTAAGATAAGAATTACCAGTTGGGTCGTATGTATATGCCTCACCACATATGTTTTTGCTTATGGGATATGTTGTGTATATTAGCGTGGAAGATGTAACAGTAACCACTTCCTCTATATATACACCTATTTGTTCCGGCCCATTACTTACTGTCATTCTTCCTCCTCCTCTATGGTTTTCCAGGGTTCCTCCCCTCTAGGCCATCCAACCGTTAGTTGTACCTGTGGGAATATTGTATCCGAGTTCGGACATCTTTTTGGTGTAGTAAAAGAATTTTCTTCTAGTAAGGATGTAGAGAAGATACCATAATCCGTATCTACTATATAGTCTACTATGTAGTAGTTATTTGTCAGCGATGTATAGAATAGTGACATGTATATATCGTCTTCATCTAGTATTGTTTCCATCGCTGTATTATAGATATCCTTAACACTTATCGTATAGCACCCCATACCCTGGTTGTGCCTTTTTATCTTGTTATCCTTATAATCATTCTCCGAACTGTACTCATAGCTTTCTCTGTATTTAAACAACATGTTGCTTTTCCCTATATACTTCTCAACCCCATGTACAAACACACCATGTATACCATATTCCCCGCAGTATGGTATACCATTTATTGCAAATTCAAAGTTGAATCCGGCTTCCGTGTATCTAGGTTCTATTGTCTCGTCGTTGTTCCATTCACCGTTGGTGGAACCGAGTTTACCAATATCTGTATATGTTTCATTGGAACTAACTATTGCCGGAGTGGTATAGTATTTTCTTCCGGTTACATGTACTCTCCGCTCCATAAGTTTATTGAGTTTTTCGCCGGTTGTTCTAAATGTAATTTTGTGTGTGGAATCATCATATGTATAGTCTATACCATCCATATACCCCGTCGCGGAATCAGATGTGCCATGTGTTATTATTCTTGCAAACATTGTATTAAATAACATATGTGTACTCTGTGGCTCCCAAGGCAATGCCTGTGATAAATCCCTCTCCCCAGAAAATTCATTGTTTGTAAACTCTTCATGTATTTCATTAAATGTCTTTGACAAATCCTCCTCTGGAACATCACCGTTTACTATAAGTCCTTTTGCCTGTGTAAACTCTGGGAATTTGGATACAGCCATGACATATATATACCTACCGAGTTCACTTAGGTCCGTGGTTATAGGTATAGTCTTTATATCCTCATATCTATCCCCATAGTTTATATCTGTCCCACCTACCTTTTCCCATTTGCCTATACCATCTGGGTTTGTCCATACATAAAAATCTACACCCGAAACATTAAGACCGGACGCCAAACTGAACGAAATCTGCAAATCGAGTGAGCCATTATAAAGGGCGCCAGGGTTATAAAACCTCATAAGTGTAGAGGGGTATCTATCCATAGAATTGAATGAGAAGATAAAAGATTTGCCGAGGGGTGTTTTAACTATGAATTTGTCGCCGAGGTCGTCAGACATATAGAATCTGGTATATGTTCTTGGCATCCTCCTCGAACCAAAATGTATCCTTTTTACTAAGAACTTGTCGTCGTCCTCATGTCTATTATTTCGTCCGCCTATAATTGGGGGTAAATCTATATCCACATATGGTTTCTTTTCTTCGCTCTTTGTCTTTTCCTTTGTATAATATTCATTCCATAAATCTTTGTGCCCTAGGAATTTACCGCTAGACATATTATACACTATCGAATCGGGGTCTTCAAGGGTCCACGACGATGACACTATACCTGTTGATATACCCTCTGGGTAGGACATTGTCTGCGTTGGGCCGAAAACACCAACTATTCTTTTTACCGTCTCGCCGTTTATCTCTGAACTTGACATATCAATTTCCATAGGTAGGTAGTAGAACTTGTAGTCGTACGATGAATGTAACCCTTTCAGTCCATGTACTCTCCAGTTTGAACCCGATATGGTCACATATATATTCTTGCTGAATCTTACACATTCACCCTTATATGTTCCAGAGCTAGTGGCATACATAACCAATGGTATATCCGGTTTGGGGTTTGTGTTTGGTATGTCTACATATCCATCACTTGCACCCACATTGGCACTTGTTATAGACACCGATACTGGAGATACTATCTTCCTACGTAGTACATTATTATTTGTAAGAGATATACCCCTTATAACTCTGGATTCGCCCGACACTATAAATCCATCTGAATCTTTAAGTCTACCTATTTCAGCAGAGTTGAACTGGGCAGATATAGTCGATGACGGCCTAAATACTGACGGGGTTGATATTGATGCCTGTTTCATAGCCATTATATTTGTTGGTTCGGATATTGAATCATCTACAACCTGTGTGTAAACATTACTGTTTACGGGGTCTATCTGTGGGCTTACCGTTGGTGCTGACGTTACTTTAATCTGTATACCATATCCAGTGAAGGTACCGGAGACTGGGTCTTGCACAGTGGTCCAGTCATAGGGTGCATTAAACTCTATGACACCGTTGGAGTGGAGGGAAAGCGTATGGTCGGCAGAATTCTGTAGCTTGACCCACGACCCATTGTAATAGTACAATTCAGTCTTAAAGTCCCCGGTACCGTTTGTATCTAAATCTATATATAGAGATGTGAATAAGTTGGTCGACATAATCTGCATAATATTAGAATCGCCCATAGTAAAGGTTGACGTTTTTTCCGCCCATGAAGTTGTATAATGATAGCAACGCGCGCTTGTGTCTGTTAGTCCTATTGGGTGGTCGGAACCATAGGAGTGCAGATATACCCCCATTGGTGGCGTTGTCTGTGGGCTACCATTGTAATCAAAGATAAGCCTATTAGATGTTACATAGAGCCCATAATCTGTTACAGCAGATATTGGCAACCCATTCCAGCACTGCGGTGCATTATCATTCGCTATTGTTACATCCCAATCGAATTCGTATCTTTTGGTGTAGTCTATACTGAATGTCCCACATGTGGCGGGTTCGTAAGTTGAGAAACCACCTAGATATTCACCACACCCAGTGACTGTCCCGGATATTGTTATTGTGCCGGTGTGGTTATTTGCTCCGGCTACGCCATCGTTATTAAAATCCGAGCCGAATGTTAGGTCTGAGACTATGGTATCCGCCTTTATGGTTCCACCTACGTTTACATCTACATCACAGTTTACTGTAGTCCCATCCTGTAAGGATATTATTACCCCGTCCCTAACAAACAAAGTAGTCATTTACCCACCTACACTATAGTATATGTCCAATCCGGGGAGAAGTACATTGTATCACTAGACCTCGCCCACCCTATAGGCTGTACGACATTACCACTAGAACTCGGTTTTAATTGTGTTACCGCCCCATCGATTGTATCTGGATAACATATATCCGTTGTGGTGCGCGAGCCTATAGAAAACGAATATCCGCTCTTCCTTATAAACCCCTGTAGTAATACCTTCTGGTCTCCGTTTGTTGTATTGTCACCACATGTGCCTAATGACACACCTGCGCATAACATTGTAGAAGTAGCTGTTGCATTTGTCAATTCCCATTGCTGTAATGAGTTAAGGAACAATAAATCCCCAACAGCTATTGTCTGCCCTGGGTTGGTCTTTAGTGTCTGTGCTGATATAATAAGCCCGGAGTACTTAGCAGGCGCACTAAGAGAATCGTCGAAGATTATACCGTTCTCATTTACTGGGAAATCGGAAGTCAATCCAGTTGTACTATCAACCTTATCGCCGAGCTCATCGTCTATACCTTTCAGATGCGCCGTTAGATTGTCCAAATTATCTACTTCTGAGGGAGAAGTACTAGGGACATAATTACTCGGATTCCAATCTATATCCAGTTTGTCGCCATCTATTTCTCCAGACCCACCAGTTGTATGGTCGGAGGCGTGGTCATCTATGATATCCAACGCTTTCTGAACAGTATCTTCTGACGTAGATAGTATACCATCAAAACCAGTAGTATCGGTGGGTAAGTCCGATGCGTCATCTGGTACTTGCCCATCTACATATGCTTTTATGCTCTGTTGTGTAGCCAAATGCACATCGGAATCTGAGGACATATTATCTTCGTCCTTTATTGCATTACCGGCTATTGTGCCATCCGCCCTAACTTCAAATAGTGTATTACTTAAAGAGTCTACTACCCTAAAGGCGTCTGTTATTAATTGACTACCCAATTCTATCTCGAAATCGCTCCCAGAGGGAACCTCTATGTCTGACATTTACACCACTCCTTTTGCAAATATTATATCGTTATTGGTCATAAGTTCAAGTCTAACTATGTCTATATTTTCTGTTAGTGTCTCATATTCTCCAGACATACCGTTGTATATTACCTTCCTTTCTGGTATGACAAACCTGAGTTTCAATGTTATTGTGTCATAGGATGTACCATATGTATTATCTGACCCGGACCCATATGATGGTTTTACATTATCGTCTTCACCCTCTATTATATAAGCTTTTACATCTATGTATGATTCCTCTTCTCCATCTGAATCTTTATCAAACCACATTCTACATTTACACAGCCTATCTGTGTATGCATCGTTTATATAGTCCATTAGTATCCTATTACTCACAACTGTGAGGCCGTTCTTTGTCACGTATGCACTAGTTGCCATTTCTAACACCATCATCCTCGAAGTATATTTTACTGTTCGGGCTATATGTGCTGTCGTATAGATAGTCTATACCAACCCTAACACCATGTGTTGTTGTAACACTCGGCTCATCTATATTTGCACCAACTGTGTTTACCTGTATCCTTACGTCTACCTTTTTTGCTATCTCCATAGCGTCGTTTGTATCACTTATATTAGAATTGCCAGCTATAAGTTCCATAATCTTCTCGGCTAATATTGATTTGTATTTGTTCCCACATACTATTGTTGTTATGGACGACGAAAAATCGTATGATATAGAAATAATCCTATACTTTTTGTCAATCCCATATGTATTGTCATACTTGTTATCTTCACCAACTAGTTTAATATACTTGTTTACACTTTCTATATCAGCTATACCGTGACATGATACAGTGATAGTAGTGTCTGGGTCTTTAGATATATCTAGATATTTTTGGGCATAATTAACTATTAGGTCAACATCTGTGTTCTCTTCCGATATACTTATTCTCGTTGGGTTTCTTTTACCATATTCATCTATACTATCCTCATCGCTAAGTATAATTGGTAGTTTATCAAAGTACACAATATTGGATATTGAATCTATACTTCTCTCCACCCCTATTTCCGATGCATCATGCCTCGTCCTAATATACACTATATCACTTTGTGGTACTTCCATATTAGATAGTATGTCAACTATATGTATAACAGACTGGTCGATAGATGTTGGGCACGATATATACCATGAATACCCATTCCTCTCACACAAATCATTTAGTATTTCGAGAACAGTTACCTTGTCGTATACGACATCTACGTCATTATCTATTGGTCTTTTGTACATATTAGATGTGGATGGGTGATAATATCCACTATCGGTATCTATTACAAACCAATTCTGTAAACCTGTATCATAAAGAGCGGACCATAAAATGTCCTCAAGGTAATAAACCCCGTCCGTAGATGGTTTAACTCTTATCTGGGCAATTGATTGGGCTAGCTCATAAGAGGGGCCGGAAAGGGAGAGGGTAAGTTCATTCTCTGCGATTGAGTAGGGTGGCTCAACGAGTGTGAATTTGTACTCCTTGTCATTAAACTTGAGTTTAAATTTCTGCCCCCTGAACATATGATACTGTGAGTCGGTATCTATAAACCTAAATCTGTCGTTTCTTACCGTGACAGACAACGAGTATGATGCGCCAAGCTCCATCTGTAATGTCATACCATCCTTTATATCCTGTGTAATGTCTACCTCGTAGTCCTCCGACCAGGAATATGGTTGCGTATACATCTTTAAAGACAGTTCTTTTGTTGGGTCAACCCTATACATCATACACCACCAAGTTTAATTAGTACTGCCGTAAACGATATTATACCCGTCTTCCCGGGTGGGTGTGTTGTACTAAGTGATGATATTACTACCGGTGTTGCCGCCATCTCTTTATTAGACGAGTCGCCTTTTGCATTATACACGCTGTAGAACAGATACGGTTTTACTTCCCCGAAGTCTGACATAGAAGATACCTTGGGCATTGGTTTGCCGAGAATATTATCTATGGTTACTCCAGTTGTCTTCATCATCATAAGCTGTCTCTCCACCTCCCTATAATCACTACCATGAATAAGACCGGATATCTTTATCGAGTTGTCGCTGTTTTCTAGGCCTGTAAGTGTAAATTTTAAGCCGTTGTCGAATGTGTACTCACCCGTTGCGGCATTTGTACCACCATTGTCACTTGCATCATACACCTGGGCATTTGAGCACTTCCTTTTGAATATTACAATCGTGTTTATATATATATTACCAGACTCCGACTTATCTATGCCAATACCAACCCTATCAACTCTCTTATTTGTAGTTGTTAATTCATCATCGAACCATACCCATTTATTGGTTTCACCAACAGAGCTGTTCCAGTACAGGTAGCTTGGGCCATTATTATTCACATCGTGGTACAATACCTTGAACATCGTTGAGTCGTCATTGTAGTCATGTGTATCGGTATATATCCACATACCAATATTTGTTGCCCAACTTATATCGCTATACTCGTGCCCACTATCTGTGCCATACGGGTTACTCCATGTTGTGTGGTCGAAATCTACACCATCTATACCCTTTAGGGCATATCTTTCAGCAGTCGTGTCGTATGAGAGTTTAAGTGTCCTCTTGTTGTCATATGCCTTAAAGTACTCAAAGCTCGGCAGAAGCTCTGAATTTGAAGTTGTGGACCATTTGTTTTTTTCTTCTGTCTCGATGTCGGAAGCCAATTCTGCAAATACCATATTGTCTACCAATACGCACGGGAAAAGAAATGCCATATTACCTACCTCCGTTTATTCTAGCCGCGATATATCTATCTGTCATCTTTGCTAGCTTTTCTTCATTACCTACATATCCATTTACGTTTACTGTCACGTTCGTTGTACTACCAGTTTGTGATGACGGTGCTGTACCGAGAGAATAGCTAGAGGGTGATGTACTGTAAGATAGATTTGCTGTTGATAATTTGGGCTTCTCAATCTCTTTGTGCTGCGAAGCTGCTATTAGGTAAGTTGCAAGAGTTGTTCCACCCATTAAAATACCCCCACCAGCAATACCCCAGGGGCTACCGCCGGTTACCATACCCCCTAGATACATACCCATTACGGTGGACATCAATGTACTAGTTATCGCTGTAGTCGGGTCGAAACCCATTGCTTTACCAAGAACAAATGCTGAAGTTGCTGCTGTTATCATCGCCCCAGCCATCTGTAAATACATAGCCCTTTCTGCCATCATTGCCTGGGTGTGTAATCTACTCTGTTGAATTTGCATTCCAGTTGTCAACACATCCTTCTCGGCGAGAGCTATTGATGTAGCTTGTGCTCTATTTCTCATGGCATATGACCTGGTTATACCATCCATAAAAGCCCTCAAGCCCATACCCATCATTATTTTATATGTCATATACACTCTGAATAAGAAGTCGCCCATACCCATAAGTAATTGCCCAATATTGTACAGTGGTTCCAACAGATTAAACGAAAACTCTATAGCGGATTTTACGAAATCAATTAATTTACTGGAGTTCTTTATTGTCCACTCTAGGAAAGCCCATATATATTTCGATAGTAACTCGCCTATATCTTTAACGCCTTTCTTTATTTTGGGGTCTGACATCCAGCCTGTTATCTTTTCCTGGAACTCTGAAGCTAGGAATGGCGCAGTTAGCATCCTAAGCATCTGTTTCAATTGAAAACTTATACTCTCTGTCTGCTTTTTATAAACTTTCTCTAGTGTGCCTGCTGCTCCGGGTAAGTCCTGCTCTAGTAGTTTGAGGTATTCATCACCACCAGTTATAAGTAGACCCCACGACCTTAGCCCCCTCTTTGTGAATATATCGGTCGACTTTATCAGTTCCTTGAATCCAGAGTCCATGCCATTGAAGAACCTCAACACTTTATCTACTTGTAGACCTTCATCGGTTATCAGTTGGAATCCAGCCCCCATTTCATCTAGCCATTCCTGCATCTCTGGGGCCTTCTCTATCAGTGATAGCATCATCTGGTTTAGTGACCTCGCCCCTATACCTGCTTCCATAGCTCTCTGTGATAGTGTCCCAAGCATTGCAAGTAGTTGGTCGAATGATACATTTGCCAGCATTGCAGTTGAACCGGCATAGGCTAGGCCCTGCTGTAAATCCGTGAAGTCCATAACGGTTTCCTGTGTAACTTTCTGCATCTTATCCATGAGCGTTGTAAGATTAGAAAATCCAGCCCCACCACCAAACTGCTTCGTTGCATACACCGCTATATTTGCTGCTTCCTCAAATGATATAGCGTTAGCCATCATGGCCTGTGTTATAGAATCCATAGACATGGCTATCTCTTCGTTGGTAAGACCGGCCTTTGTAAGTGTAACAACACCATCTGCAATAGCAGAAGCAGCCTGCCCATATTTAACGGATAGTCCAACTATTTCATTCCCTAATGCAGCCATCTGTGTTTTGTTTAAATCCCCAAGGGCGGCAGCGTGGACCAAATTTTTATTGAACTCGCTGACCAGTAGTACTGAACCCATAGCCGCAGCAGTTACACCGGCAAACCCTATAGCTGCCATTTTTGCAATAGAAGATACGGCTGCCATAGATGAATTCATCAATGGGCCAAGTGAAGCTATTGTAGCACCCAATCTAGCTACTGACGTTTGCGCCTGTGTTGTATCCGCAACGAATTCGGAACTAAATACCTGTTTAAATGTACCCATTATATTCAACTCCACAGCTTATGTCTGAATCTCCTCCTACGGGATTTCTTTGTTAGCGGCACACCGACCATACCACCGAGTTTACCAAGTCCGAATGCAGATAGGAATTTAACTAGAGTTGATGGATTCAGTAGATAGCCCTTTAAGGTCGCCATTATATCGGCGTATATACCAAGATATTTCCAGTATTCGCTAGGCGGCATAAACCACCATATCCACCTACCGAGCCTACCCATTATATTTCTTTGTGCATTAACATAACTAGATACATTATTAGAGTTCCAATACACACCATAGTTGGTAGATGTAGACGGATTTCTATCCATTACCCATCTCATTGCCTGCGCAACACCCTCTTGAACACCTGGTGCAATAAACGGCCTAGCTGGCACTCTCACGCCCCTTGTAGAAAAGCCTATTTCATGGAACCATACATATGGATTGAACTTGAAGGCTTCGTCTAGGCCAGACACAACTACAGCACCACCAACAACATTTACATGTATATGACTATCTGATTTTTCTACCGATAAAGCCAACGGTTGCCCATACGGGTGGTCATCTGGGCGGGTATCGTGCTGATGCATTACCCTCTTATCATATCCAGAATATGCTTTGGTCCTCCTCCAATTTGGTGCATTTATGGGCCATTGCCCCTGATTTCTATTCTTGTACTTCTTTTTAATCTGCGCTGGTATGCTCTTCCTTAGTGCACTAGCAAACTGTTGCGGGTGTATATTTGCAATCCATACTTGGTATTCTATAAGTTTGTATGAAACCTCGTCGTAGTTGTGCATATTAATATTAATGAGCCCATAACTAACCCTAGGAACAGCCCAACCGCTAAGGATATTACTACCTGTTATTATTTCTTTGAGCTTTTTCCCCTCTAATCCAGCCCCCGAAATCTTCTTAACATATCCGCCAGTTTTACTCCTAACACTAAATACCTTTGTCTTTATTCTCGATTCCGTTTTCATACCATATACCTTTATGGTACCAAGGATGTTACTAGTTTTGCCGGCCACTTTGTTTTTAAGTACGGAATTGATATATGCATTATTCAATTTGCTTTTAGTCTGTAGCCATTTCATCCTACTACCAGAAATCCCACTTGATATATTTCTAACTCTTTTAAACGAAGTGCCAATAGAATCTAATGCGAATCCTTTCGACCTCATGGTCTTTGCTATTTTACCGATATAATCCGCCCTACCAATTACACTTTTAAATGCCCTACTTCCAATCTTTCCGCTACCGAATGACCGAGACGTTGTGCCCAACATAACCTTTGTTGGTTTTTTAACCCCGGATACCAGTCTGACGTTTTTCACTCTGACAAAGGCGGTGCCGGACCTATTTATATCAAAGCCTTTCTTTAACATGGTCTGTCTAAGTGCAATCATCTTTTCCATCCTAGCGTTCATTGACGATGCGCCCTTCATACCAGCCTTGAAGTCTTTATATCCCCCAAACTGTCTAGTACGATACCTAGGCCTTATTATACCACTGGTCACCCTCCTGAATGCCAATGATGTTTTACCAGACCTACTACCCGGTATAAATCTTTTAAACCATGTGTCCCTTCTAGTTTGCGTCCTTGTCCATCCAGGCGGTTTATACCCTATATCAAATATCTCAGAACCAACAGAACTATTTGGCATTCTCTTAAATCTAATACGTGCCATCCTATCAATACTATCAGAATTCGGCACATAGTCAAAGAATCCTTTTGGAATACCGTCTGGTCCAATCGTATATGTCACACTGGCCCCAGTTATAGGGTCTACACCCTTCACTTTGAAACCTTTACTCTGTGACATCTACAACGCCCTCCAACTGGTCTGAATTACTTTCTATACCTTCTTTAATATAGTTGAGCATAGATGATAGCAATACATCTGAATAACCATCTACGCTCGGCAAACCATATATATGCACCCTATGCAATTTTACATTGCTCACGCTGATTTTGTACCCATGCTCATGTGGTTCGACGAAGTACTCATCAACGACAGGGATGTCGAAGTATGGGGAATTTACCAGAGGTAAATTAAACTCTTTGCTTATTGCGACTAAAGCTCTGTCCCTGTCTGATAGTGAAAATCCTCATCGGCTACAGCACCCATTACTCCATCCATGTTTATGCCTATCTTTTCATAGAACCATACAAGTATGGAGACTATGTCCTTTGGAGACATATCAAGCACCGCTTCCTTTATTTCATCTACACTAACAGACTGTATCTCTGGTATTTCAGAGAAGAGTTTAATAACTATGGCGACGGTAGTAGAGTTGAACTTACCATCGTTGCCCTTTAGTATATCCTCGAATTCCTTATACATCATCTCGAGTTCCCTCTGATTAGGTATCCTAAACCTAACCTTTTTATTGGCGTCTTCGAGATGCACTTCTTCGTACTTCCTTTCTGCCTTAATATATTTGTCAAGTATTCCCATATTCTTTCCCTCCTTAATATATCTACGATGTTTCTAGATGAGATTGAGTATCACTACCTATTGTGACATACCTAGCATCTGTAAGGTCAACCCTTACCTTCGTTGCCCTCTGGGGTGAAGGTGCAGGTATTGCCTTGAGTCTACACCCAGAAAGCTTTATATACCTGTACAGATTTTCACCTACCTGCCACTCCAGAATTACTTCATAACCAACTACATCAGACGATTCCGTACCAGCATTAGTATCTGACCATGCATCATATACAGCCGCCCCAGCAGACGTATTGGTGCAACCCACAGGGAGATGTAGAGAGCCCCAAAGCAGTCCCATTGAAGCTGTACCACTGGTTGTATCTATCGTATCGTAAATCTCAAAAGAACACCCACCTGTATCGCGTATTGGTATATGATACTCATACGGGTCCTCTGTAGTCTGAAACGTTTCAAGCATCTTTTCCAAGTCGGACACTGAGACATCTGTAGGTTTGGATATCTTAAGAACCTCAAGACCACTATACGAACCAGCGTCTGAATCGTAAAGTGGACCAAGGTACTCTGGGTCCCCAAGCGGCCCAGTATTGGTCGGGTCTGTTAGACTACCGGTCCAATTCTTCAGCCTCACTCCAACTGCACATTTTATCATTGAATCTACCATTTAAATCACCTATGTTTCCGTTATCGTATAGTCATATGATGTAAAGTCGAAAGAAATCTCCGTGCTCTTCTGCGGTGAAGGGGACGGCGGTTTCGCAACTATTCTACACCCATTAAGTTCATATGTACGTATATACGTACCATTCTGTGTGGTACCAACTATCTTTAGATGGTGCCCACCAAGACTCTGGGTTCCAGTAAGTATGAAGCAGAAGTTTTCCACATTAGATATATATGCCCATGAGCCCGAGTATCCCATTACCCTATCGTAGTAATTCCTATTACTAGTGTGGGATACATATAGATTGTCGGAATCTGTTGCCGTTATTACAATCCAATATTTTGTACCAATTGTCGTAGTAGATGTACCGAGGAGATTTGATATATCTATAGTCTCGTACTCTGCCGATAGATATGACGCGCCATTCGCTGGGTCAATCGTCGGAGACAGTGTATTACTATTGGTAACCTTCGAGCCAGGTTCACCAGAATTATCTGTAAACAATTCTATATCGCATGATGTTACATCACCATCAGTTGCTTCTCTCCATTTCATTTTTAGACTCGTTAGTTCATCTGTAGGCATCTTGAATGGGATTGCTATCATCGATGTTCCACCACTCGATATTGGTGTCCCACCAGTTGCTTCCGTCTGCCTAATTTCAATAGGTATCTTTGGCTCCGATATCTCGCCACCACCGAGGTCAGTATAACCATATGAACCAGTTATCTCTATCGACTCAGTTGTAGTATTGTATATCGTACTCATATCCCTATGACCAAGCGTCTCCAGAAATGTAAGCGGGTCATTTGAGTAGTTCCCGGCTGGAACCTTAAAGGTTATAGTACCAGATACCTTGTCTACAATCTCTATACTTTTAGTATATGGGTCTTCTAATGAGTGTACTTCCTCCATAACTTTGCCAATTGTATTGAAATTTATCGTAGTTGTAATAGGGACTCTTACCCCATTCAACTCAACGCTATACCTTAGTACCGGCTCTCTAGTCATTATATATCCTCCATATACTCTATATTTAATGTAACTGTTCCCGTAACATAGAAGTCGTTGTTTGGTGCAAATCCACCAGGACTTATAGGTGATGAGTTATCCCTTGCTATAAGGACTACATCTGGGAACTGTACGTATTTCATAAATTCATTAAGTCTATCTATATATACATTTACAGCCTCTTTATTCTCAATGACCTGGGTACCTTCTATTGCAGAGCCATAGAAATCGTTAACTATTGGCGATACGGATATTGACATACCCAATGGCTCATCGCCGAATACTCTATCTCCAGATTGAAACAAGTCAAAAGAGACCAAAAGGGCTGGTAGTGTTATAGAGGAGAAGTCTATAGTATCGTTGAGGCCAGTAAGGAATACCCCGAAGCCGTCGAAATCCTCCCCATCACCTGTACCGCCGTAAGTTGGGCTCGATGAGGCTATTGCGCCATAGCTATCTATACCACTTGTTAAGGCCGTTTTCATATGTTCCATTAATGTATTTATAGTTGACATTAGTCTTCACCTATGTAAACTGCATCGGCGGGTTTCCCCCTACCGGAATATCTAAGATAGTATTCGCCTTGTGGCCTCCTCCCCACCTTACTCGGGTCTATTTCCGACATTATACAGTACGCCATCTGTTCGTATAGATACCATTGGTCGACATTTTCAACCACCCTTCGCATGAATTCTTCCTTATATGCCTCAGAACACAATAAGTATGTTATAGATAGGTCTACAGCATCGTCACCAGTTGTATAAGTCTCACCGCTTATATCTACTTCGTGTGATGTGTCCATGACGTGATTAAACCTAGCCTCTACAGCAGGTATATATATTGTCTTCAGAGATGTATCCGTTATCGTTGTCGTCGATATCTTCGAAACGGCCCTGAACCTAGCTATCACGTCGCTCATATTTTACCACCTACTTGTTGTCTCTTTTGGTCATTGTAACTGCCATATCAATGGAGTTTGTGTAATCCCCCGCCCCATTGCTTGCAGATACGGCGAGCCATTTATATCTACCGTCTATATGTACCGTCTGGTTGTTTGCTGGCGTTCCATCCGCGGTTACCGTAATTGATACAACTGTCCCGTCTGCATCTCTAACCTGGGCCCACTTTGAATCGCTTGTGAAGTCTGTTGAGAATGTACTGCCGGGGTCGTCGAAGTTCGATACAAACAGTTTGACAGTAAGGTCCGCCGTTGCGTGTTTATTTACTATCTCTATTGACACGTTAGAATACGGGTCTATAAAGAATATTGCTGGTAGACTGTCGTACGACAAGAGCGCCTCGGAATTGGGCGATGTCATATCCACACCTTCCCAGTGGGACTGGCCCACACCGGGTGTGTCTATTTCCTGAAAGTTAGTAGTCATATTAATATCCTCCACTTTTTAAATTCATTTGTCCTTTACAAATATTATTTTTATTAATGTTATCCATATCAAATGTGCCATCACCTGATGGGGAACTACCGCCAGAACAACTAGCCGGTTCAAGTGTTGAGAATCCGCCGAGATACTCACCACATTCGGTCCATGTACCACCAGTCACGGTCCCGGTATGGTTTTCTGTTCCAAGTGTTCCGTTGTTTGTTCCATCGCCAACCGTCACGTTATCTGAATTGTTATTCGTTGTGATTGTACTTGTTGCACCAACGGTTATATTTATATCAGACCAATCGTCCCCATTCGATAGTATTATATCATCACCGTCCGACATTGTTAAGCTACAGCTCTGGGAATAGTCTAGAGTTACAAACGACTCCCAGGTATTATTTGTGCTTTCACCCTGTGTGTTGGTTGCATAAGCAAGGCAATAATAGGTTGTGTTGGGGTCGAGTGTATCCCCCGTTCCGAGTGAGAAAGAACCTGTGGGGAAAGACCCCGTTTCATAGACGTCATCGGCCCCAGTCTTACTCTCGGAGGTATTCACGTAGAAGCCTCTTCGAGTCGGGGTACTATCGCCTATCGCTGTGATATTCCCATTAAGAGTGGCAGATTGATATGTGATACTTGTTGCAGACTGGGTGGTAACAGTGGGCGGATTACCAGCATCTACATACTCATCAAATCCAATATCCCCACCGCCAGTATCGCCGGCATAGTCATCTACACTTGCCAACCCAGTCACAGAGGTTCCGTCTCTTTTATAATATGTACCAGTTGTTGAATACGATGCGTTACCATATGCTGGCGATGATGTACCAGAGAGATATGCATCCCGATAATCTCCGTATGTTGTAAAAGCCCTATCGACGAGAAGCGGGTCGTTCTTACTCGCTTCCGTATGCGTCCCCGTCCATGTGGTCCAATTCACAGAGGGTGTCATCTGTGGGTCTCCGGCTGGATTGTAATAGATATTGTTAGCCGCCGTTACTTCACCCCATGTGAACCCGGAGAATGAATATACTGTTGATAGTGAGCTTGTTGTAGTAGTAATAATATTATTATTGATATGAAAGGCCGTAATAGCCGCCCCATTCTCTTCTGTAAACTTGAAAGCCGTCCCACCATCTATAATAATGGTATTCCCTTCAATGTATCCATCGTCTTTATTGGAACCACCATAATCAGCAATATAGAATACTCCATTACCTGCTGACGCATCTATCTTGATGAGATTCTTGTAATAATAGTTGGGGCCCTTTGAGTAATCCGCTATCCCACTATTGTTGCTCTCGTATATATAGCTGTGATGGAGATGGACGCCCGTGCTTCTATACGATACATATACCAATGGCCCAGAACAATCATGTAATTCCAATTGATAGAATTGCCCACCCCCACATGCGGTTAGGTCAAGGGCGTTCTCTGCACAGTTACTTATCTCACCGTTGTAAATCGCCCATCCGGTCCCACCTGTCTGTCCATCCTGGTCGGTATGTATGGAAATCCCATCGCTTGAAGTAGAATCGTTGCAATCTATTGTGAAGTTGTAAATGTCCGTATCGCCAAACTTGTTTGATGCCGTGGCCTCAAAATTCATACAACTACCGGTTGCCGATATTGTAAAATCGTGTATGCTGAAACCACCCCCACCATTATTATAGGCCATAAACCGTGTATTTGTGACTTCTACATCATGAATAGTCCCGTTCCATATCGATTGGCCATTATCATTCTGGATAATATAACTGAACCCTGTCACGCCAGTCCCATCGATATCTATATCGCTGATAGTCCAATCATCATTGTTGGTTCCAAACCCTGCTGTAATAAAAGGGGCATCTCCGGTCCCATACGCTTGTATAGTCCATCCATCCCCACTCGGATAAATATTATTATTCCCAGTCAGTGTGTTCCCTCTCTTGATGTATCCATCATGTGGACCACTAGACTGCATGGCGTTCTTGAATGATGTCCAGTTGTTGAATGGTGAAGACTGTGAACCATCACCATTACTACCAGCGTCCATATCAAGATAATATGAAGCTCCAAATAGCCCGGCAATAGGCGGGAGTATCCCAGTAGATATTAGAAGGAGGAGTACAAAAATGGAGACATACATGACATGAAGCCTGTGCTTGAACCACCATCTCCTTGCTTTGAATCTAACCTTCCACCACTTATTCGGCCCAACCTTTGGGTTGAGTTTTGCCAGTATTGGAATCCTACTGATTATCTTATTGAGTAATAGAGACCTTTTTACCCTTTTGGGTAGCGGTTTGTTCCTTGGACCCATGTATATTACATCGGTCATATAACCCCATATTACCTTGAAACGTTTATGTTCACGTTCAAACTGTGATTTGAGTCGTTCAACGAAGTGAAGCTCTCTATGTCTCTCTAGCCACTTCTTCTTGAATGATTCCTTCTCAGGTACAACCGTCTCGCAATCCACACCCTGTATCACCGCAAATGCAAGTAGGAATGTCAAGATAAATGTGAACATGCGTCTAATCATTTACTACAACCTCCATTTCATCCGCTATTGCCTCATTCCCTGCTCCCGATGCCTCAGAATATATCAAGAAACTAATATCGTCTGTCATCCCTGACGTTGAGATAGAACCCGATACTGAACCAATTTGTGTATCGGTTGAGTTAAGAATTTCTCCAGTAATAGTAGCAGTCCCCCCAGAGATTGTTATGTTCAGATGAAGTTTATATAGCGAGCCATCAGTGAGCGCTCCTATATTACTATCAACATCTATCTCCGAATAGAACTTTGGGACGCCGTCGGTTTCAAATGCAGATAGCCATAAATCATTACCGTCATCATCATACCATAAGAGTATGCCACCAACATAGTCTGGGTCAGAATCCCAATCAGCACCCCAACACAGTCCAAACTTCTCGTCCTGATTTGCTTTGTGTCGGAAATTCATCCGTATGTCAAAATCAGACGAACCACCTGTCCCGTTCTCTTTCACAAGTATAGTATGGACATATGCCCACGCAGTAGATAGTTTGGCCCCACAGGAACCATGTGATGACCAATCAGCCGAACGATTTACTTTAGTAGAGCCATCAGAACCGCTTGTAGTGGACTTGATTTCTGTAAAAAGGTCCTTCCCATCACTATCGTCGCTCTCCTCCCAATCAGCGTATAGATAACTACCACTCGGTGGACTTCCGCCAGATGCGGGTTGGAGGTGCGCTGGCGACATTAGCATTTTGTGTCCCCCAATCTTATATATCTACTACTGTGCATATTATCACCTACGATGCGGTATCTCCACCAAGTGCCACATTATTAGGAGCATATATATACAGTGAGCCCATAGCGTACTGACCTGCCAACTTTGTATGTGACTGTCTGTTTCTAAGTGTCATAGACCCTCCACCTGCAACTGTAACCTGCCCAGCACCAATCTGAATAATCGTGCAATGAAATCCAGCAGAAAGAGCATCTGGAACCGTTAGAGTAATAGCAGATGCATTATTGAGGGTGATTACCTTACCGAGGTCAGACGACTGTAATGTATACGTAGTACCGGTTTGTGCATTTATGGATACGCTATTATTGTAAACAGAACCGGAACCCATGTCTATAGTGCCGTCCGATAGAACTTTAAATAGTACGGTGCCATTACTATCGGTTACTTCATAGAACGTTGAACCGGCATCTTCCGCTAATTCTACATTCAGAGAGTTTCCAGTTCCCAAATCTATTTTACTAATTGCCATTTGTATCATCCCCATGCAACAGAAGCACCAGCACTAGCTAGTATTCCAAGTGCTGCAAGTATTAATAGTATAATCTTTGTAGTTTTAGGGAGATGGACAATTGTGCCCAAGAATCTAGATACCATTCTCCTCTTTATCTTAATCTCGAGCACAACGTCTTTTATCTCCTTAACATCAGATTTTATATCTTCCTGGCCCTGTTTCAATACCTCTATATCAGCTTTAATACCCACATCCCTATCAAGTATCTCTTTCTGTCTCCGATAGCATCTATCTGGGGTTATGAATATTTCTTTGAGTTCATCTAATGTTAATTCGCCAGGCATTCCTAATCACCCCATTTAAGCGCTGGGCGTTGCACCAGGATTACCTATCTGAATAAGAGCATATCCATACTGTGAAATTGTCCCAGCGAGTGGAGCAATATATCTACCAAATGCGTCAGCCATCGTCGAAGCCGCTTCTGCTATACCAGCGCCGCTAGCACCAGCACAAGCAACACCGTCTCCCGCTTCCCAACCAGACGGGTCTTCTCCAACTGGCTGGTAGGCGTATCCATCTATCTGGACATAGACATCGTCACCGGTATCGCCATCGGTACAGAGAATACCAATAGCCTCTTCATCACCATCCGCGGATGCATTAACAAACACCCTCATACCATTGGGTACAACCTTCACAATCATACCCCTGGTGAGATTGTCTGCCCCAGCAGTGAGTTTGATGGTATTTCCATTAACCGGCCCATATCCATTTGAATACTTGTACAGAATCATTTCATCGATGGTATAGGTCTCGGACGTTCCCATCGAAGAAGTAAGCACAAGTTTCACATACTTCATTCTTGACCAGTCTATCGACCCGGACATTGAAGACAGTTTAACCTCCACAGGTATATAATCCTGCGCATGGTTTGAGTCTATTACCCCAAGGGACACTGTTGCCCAATTGCCGAACTTATCTCCAACATGGAGGTCAATATCAGCCGCGCCAGTTGCCGCGCCAGCGTAGGCTATAAAGCCGAGGAAATTGTATTCCCGCCAGTCCTGCGAGTTTTCTACGTCTTCCAGATAGGAAGACGATGCAGTAAGCGTTCTCAAGACGGAAACATCAGAAGTAAATGACGACGTCCCAGTCGTAAGCGTTATAGCATATGAACCCCCAGCCACAGTAGACGACTCTGAGGTAACAGCAACACCGGTTGTAGCAACGGCATCTGATGCAACCCAAGCCGCCTGGGCGAGTGCGTCTGAAGTATATGACTCCATATCATCTATAACTCTTATCTTGTTTCCATCGGCCATTGAAATTAGTTTATCGTAATGCTTCGCCATTTTATAAGACAGCGACCTTCCACCATACGCGGTCTTAAATGCGAATTCGTTTGTTGGCAAATCTAGTTTATCACTCATTTGTATCACCTGATATCTTATTTGTGTCCTACTCGGGTAGTCGGACAAGTGGGCGAGATTATGGCTCTCGCCCAGGCCAGTTTAACGGATTTAGGCCGTCACCTGTAGTACACCAACGCTCTTCGGCTCGATAAGAACCGTTCTCCTGTTGGTGAACATCTTTGTATAGAGGTCGCCAGTCGCGTTCTCCATCCACTGATGTGAATAGAACCTTGCGTCGCCGGACCACTTGCTATAACCATCTGCGTCCTCAAACACAAACGTTGTCGCGGGTTCCGCCGAGGCGTCCCAGAAGAGAATCTTATTCGCTTCGAGCCCATCGACGTACCTAGCCTCAGTAATCCTGACTCCACCCACATCGGGCAGAGTGAGAGAATTCCTTCCGCCGAGCGGCGAAGTCTGGTACGTATAATCGACCCTATCGAGATATCTCTTTACCTTAGAATAAATCCGCATAGGCATCATTATATCAGTAAGGTTATAGTTGTATCCCTCCTGGTCCAGTATCGCAAGCCTGAGGTCCTCGATATCAGTCAGGGGGTCCATCCCATCAGTACCCCAATACTTACCAGCATCAAGCACCCCAGCATGGAAACCATACGTGGTCTCAACACCGAATGAAGACGCATTGGTAAGCGCATTTGAAGAATCGTTCGTTACGGAGAATCCACCAAACATGTTTGATGCAACTTCGTAGTTGAGCTGTTCTGCAAGCCACCTGGACAGTCTCCTCATCGTCCTCTGGATTGGGTCGAGGTTGTTCATCTTTCTCATTCTTTCTCTAAACCTTATACCAATCGCTATCTCTTCCGTAGTAGCAGTCTGCCTGCTAATATCGGAAATTTCGATGAAGGGGACCTCTGATGCAGGAGCATGTAGCGGTGCCCTATTTTTCTTAGTGTCCCTACCAGGGGACGAAGGCGAACCTCCAGTCCCATCGACGAGCCACTCAATCGCCATAGAAGTCGTGGACTCCTCCGGCACAAACTGTTCCCAGATGAGCTCGGGGTCAACGAGTTCTTCTATATACCTTGATATATAGTACTGATTGTAAATCTCCTTGTTCCAAGGGGTTATAATTCCCGTTCTAGAAGTACTTGCCATTCATATCACCTCTAAGCCACAAGCCTCACCGGGGCAAACATTGGAGTAACCAATATGTATTCGTCATCCGTATCGGCAGAATTCAGTGCCATAAACCCAGCTATTGCTGAATTGGAACCGGTATCCGCCCCCGAATCATCCCAAACACCATTGTCAGCGACATCGCCATCATCCCCGTATGCCCACGTGGCATCAGAAACATCAAAGACGACGCTGTCTCCGGCAACTATGTTCCCACTACCAGCAACACCGCACTGCACAGGGTATATCGGCCCAGCAGTGAAGAGTTCGATTGTGGTGTAGTTGAAATATCCGTTCCCTATAGCAGTTGCAAACGTAGCCGAGTCGTTTATGGTGACATTCGATGTAGGTATGGTATTACCATAGTACACTGGGTCCATAATAACTCTACCTATTGCAAGGTCTCCATCTGCATCTGCCTTTTCCACAGCGAACTTACCCATACATGTCTCAAACTTGTTAGATGCAAATCTAACCAGCTTCACAAGGTCACCCTTCGCTACAGGCGCGGCAAACTTGGCAAAATCGTTTTTCGATTCGCCAGCATGGGCCCACATTGAACTGCCAGGATATGCAGTCATACTACCTTCGTATAGGATAACCGCTATCTGTCGCCCCCCGCCGTAATCACCGGCGTATGGCGCATCATCAATTGTAAACGCAGTCATATTATCTACCTCTTAATTTCCTTTCTCTTTTTTCTCGTGTTAAACTTTTCGTTTACCTTCTTGTACCATTTTTCAGAAGGTATGCCATTCTCATCAACATCCCTTTCCGGTTTACTCGGGGGTATAATTGGTACTATACCAGCCCCAGGCACACCATCTGTGAGCCTCTTTGAGAATGTATTAATAAGTTCAAGGTCCCTCTTAACCTCGTCAAGAGTTTTGTCCTCGTACTTGTAATCTTCACCAATCTGGGCAGCAATCTGCTTCTTTATAGTGTTCTCAAGGTCTTCCTTTATCTTTTCAGACTTAAGCAGCTCTTCCCGCTCTTTCTTCATTTCCTCTATTTCCTTCCTGAGTTTTTCGACCTCATCTTCGTCCCCATTTTTTTCTCCTTCAGGCTTTGTGCCCTCAGGCTTGATTTCTGGTTCCTCGGGTTCATTGTTTTTCGGTCCTTCTGGTTCATTATTCTCCGGTTCCTCAGGTTCATTATTTCCATCGTTTTCTTCGTCGTCTTCTTTTCCTTTCGGCATAGGTTCCCCTCCTTCAGCACTTATACTAGTTATGGGGTCTGGGATTCCTGGCCCAACATTATCCCCACCTCTAGCGTTACCATTTATCATTAGTCCAATTCCTGTGGGTTGATACTTTAGTATCTTATCGTCTTTTACCATATCAGAATAGAAATCTATTTCTATAGATGGTTTTATATAGCCTTCACTCAGCCCCTTTCTTATCTCTGGGTCTTTCGGGTTCAACTTGAAATACAATCCATTTCCAAAGTCATACTTAACATCTTCTATACCAAGGTCCACTTCGGCTTTCTTGTCGCCCCTATTGTGGTCTATATGTCCAACTATCTTCTCTCTATTCTTTTTCCAATCGTCTATTGCAACAACATGTGCAATTTCATCTATACCAAATAATCTCCCACCGTGCCTCTGTCGTATCTTTGTCTTGGTGTCCATGCCTCTAATCCAAACTCCTTCCACTTCCCCTGCTTCTGCCGCTTCCGTCCAACATGCCTCCCCCACTTCTGCGTCTTCGTCACCCGCGGCCGCGGACTTTACCATAGCCCGCTCCTTTATGAGTTGTGCTATTTTATCACTAATCTCGTAGATGCTCATACCCTCTTCTCTGAGTTCGAGCATCCACTTTGGCACATTACCGGACCTAAATTTCCTTACTATTATTTCTCTTAAGTTGCCAATCATTTTATCCACTCGCTGTCGGGTCTGACTGTGATTCCTCTCTCTTTCCGCTCATACCGTCGTCGTTTGAATCTCCACTCTTGCCATTTTGTAAGTTATTTACTTCGTTGAATGTCTCACCATTGTCCGATATATCCAAATTTTCTTGTGCCCATTCCCTTGAAACCATCCCCGCCTGATACATTAATACAATGTATTCTGGGTCGAAGGCTGTCTCAAATATTACATCAACATCTTTATCTGTGATATCGCTAAGTATCTGCGTCTTTATAAGTCTAGTCACTATAGACCTATATTGGTTAAGCATCTTTCTACCCTCTGATATCTGCCTAGCTATAAGGGATTTATTTGCACCCGTCTGCTCTACTATGCCAAGGGCAACAAGATAGTTCAATAGCACACTAGATAGAACTGGTTCTATATGTTCCATTATATTAAGTAGTCGTCCATCGTATCCACCTGAGTGATTTTCCAGGTTTGATAGATATCCTATATCGTGCGAACTATCCATAACTATAACGTCCGCGGTAGCGGACTCTAAACCTTTAAGCGAATCGCCCATATTTTTAAGTGCTGTCTCCTTCTCTGAGTCATTGTATGCAGAAGTATCATATCTAACGACCAAAATATTTGATGCAACCTTCTTTATTGCTGCAACTATATCTCTGTTCACACCCTTTAGTGCTTTTATACTATGGAAGCACGATTTGCCTATAGGTACGCCATAAGGGGTTAGATGTGACTGTTTTAATCTCAATATAGCCATATATGGATTCTTGTAGTCTTCTTCGGAGTATCTTGGATAATTTCTGAACCACCATTCTGAACCAGTTTCCTCATTCCAAACCTTAATCCATCTCATTTCGCCTTCGGATGCATTCGCATCATCGTAGTCGCTTAACCCATCTCCCCAATTTATTTCATTACCCTCTTCATCAGTAACAGGTCGCATATGCTCCCATTTCATTTTCATATCCCATGTAGGGAAATACTTAATCTGGGATAGTTTGCCACCTTTATCTTTTATCTTATAAATGAATCCGGTGCCGTCACGGATAGCTTCAAGCCCAGCCATAACTATTTGCTCCAAACCATCTGGACAAACTGTGTCGAAAAATCTATCAACATCATCCTTACCGGGGCCACTGAATTTAATATCTGAAAAAAGGGAAGCCGTTAAATAATCGATAAGAAAAGAATACCATTCGTTTTCTGTATATTCAATGTATCGCTCCTCATAGTATGATGGTTCATCGCCAGAAAGGTTTAGCTCTCTATAGTCGCCGTTGGTCGTATCGCCAACATCGAAGTTCTCCCTTGTACTATTATCCTGTGAAAGCCATCCGGCTTCCGCAGATAGGAGGAAAATCTTCTTCGCTTTTGGTATCTGTTTGCTAACCATAACGGCACCCTTGGTTAAGTACTGTATCAACAGTACCCATTATATATATTGTGAACAGGTATTTAAAGGTTTCGGTTGTAGAGTTCCTCAACCCATATGTATTCGCCTTCTCGCCCAGTGTAAATAACCTTGTATCCTATAGATAGGCCGACCCTATATAGGAACCAGTCATCGTACGTAATGTATGCATCTATATATCTCTTTATCATTGTCCTACTTATTCCAGTGTCTCTTTCGCATTGTGATAGATTTATATGCTTTCCCTGATTCCTATAGAACCAAGATATTATCACGACACAATCGTTATATACATTGTTATCTCGCGACATATACACCACCCCTATTTGCTATTACTATTGATTTACTCGGCCTATTCACAGATTCATCGAGGAGATATAGAGATGCCATACTAAACATATCCACTATATCTATTGTGCCTTGGAATGTCTTACCTTTTGGTGGGGCGTATTTTATATATCGCCCATCTTCCGTGGGTTTTACAACTATCTCTTTATGTTCTCTTATGAATTTAGACCAGAATGGGTCAAGTATCGGTGTCTTCATCCTCCTATTTATAAGCATCTTCTGGTAATGGGCTTTCATCATGTGATTATATGGCCCACTGTTCCATACACCATATACACCCTTGTTCTTAGATGTATCATTCTGAAATACACGACTCCTAGGTAACGCATCTCGCCCAGTAACTAATGCCTTTGCCAACTGTAATTGGTTTGTGACATCTATATAATACTGTACTATCTCACCGCCATTTGAGTTGAACAGTCGAGATATCTTCTTTATTTCTTCTATTGTTGGGTCATAGGACGGGTTATCTTCCACTTCCATGTCTTTTGCCACTGATAGTGGTGGTATCTCTTTGTAGTATACCATAGTGAGTCTATCCACTTCACCGCTATCTATTCTAAACACACCAATCTGAGTGGGAAATTGTAGGACGCCGACATCAGCCGACAGAATGTACTTCTCACCTGCCACCCCAGCTATATGCCATCTTAACTTCTCGTCTCCAACGTCTTGCATTACATCATCCGGGAATGTCTGGTTCATATACTTACCAAATTTTGCCCCATGTTCTTCTATGAACTTGTTGAAATACTCACACGAATCATCACATTGCCACGCCGAGTCGTATGATTCATCTCCAGGGTATACAACTTTGTTACCAACCTCATCATACCTAGCGCCTTCCTTTAACATTCTCTTTCCGCATATACCCATCTTAGTGCCGAATGGGCACGGTATACCATGCTCTTTAAATACACGCATCATATATTTCTCTTTGAGACACCCCTGTACCAATCCATCAACCCAATCGTAGTTTAATATGTATACTTCATCTGATTCTACCTCATCCCTCCACCTTATATCAGCCCTTGGGTTGACAGATAAATTTGGAGTTCCGAACTTAACCATCTTCTTATCTGAATAAGCATCTGACATCATGGGGTTTATAACTGTGGTTAATATATCCTCCTTGACCATCTGCTGTTCGTCTACTAGGAAAAATGTACCTTTCTGACCTCTTTTTGTTTCCCCTTCTGTATTCTGGGATAGATTCAATGCGATAACATCCGACCAACAAGAGCCTGTACCCCAATCCCTAGCGAAGATTATCTCCTCTCTTCCTAGTTTTCCCTTCTTATCCATCGGCCCATGTAATACAATCCACTCCCCCTTGAGGAAATCTGATGTTTTTATCGCCCTATATAAATCGTCCATTACCATAAGCTGTTTAGTTGTTGGGGCAAACACGACAACATGCTCCGGTGCATTATTTATCATCCTGAACGGTATATATGATGTCATGAATGCGCTCTTGCCAACCTTCCTGGACATGAGCCCAGAAACTATTTCATACTCCTCTATAAACTTGGCGGCTTCTGATTGCCACGGTGACGAGAACATCGGTAAATTATTATCTAGTCGTATATACGCCAAACAAAATAACTCATAGTCTGATAGACATTCTGTATGGAACCACGATATTGCCTCTCTATCCGACCACCCATATTTGCTAGATTTGTCAAGCATATCATTGTATACGCCCATGAACTTTTTGAGTATCTTCTTGTTGTGTTCCCTTCTGATGTCCGTTGTCGGTTTACTATACGCTACATTTATATCTCTTATGAGCTTCTCGAAGTTGAAGTTCGTCTTGAACATACCGAATTTGAATACATACTCTTCAGACATCTATTACTTCCGCCTTTTTTCTTTTGACAGTTACCGTTGTGTCCTCGTCCATTGGTATCTCCATCTTATTAAGCTTCTTCAATTTGTCATTCTCCGCCCTCTCTTTAACTCTGGCATTCTGAAGTGACTTATTTAGTACTTCGTACATAGACTTTACAAGTGCCCCCAACTTTACATAGTCATCTATATCTATATCGTTGCCCATTAGTAATTCAGATACTTGGGTGTCAAATATCATTTTCATCGTTGCAAACATCTCAAGCTCAATGGTGGAAAACTTGTGCTCATTGTCTTGGGCAATTTCCTGGAGCGTATTCACAAATCTCTGGGCAAGTCTCGGGTCGTCCCTTATAAGAGACAGTACGTACTTCAAATCGTCTACGTCTTCAGACTTCATCAGAGCCTTCGTGGCCTTGTCTAACTCTTTACCCATAGTACCTATAACTACGTACTATTATATAAATGTTTCGGTTATATTGTACAATGATGCCGATAGGCACCATATACATATTGTACAGTATGTATTATACCGATAGGTTCAGTACATATAGTAAAGTAACCTAAATTACTATAAGGGGGAGGGGGAGTACATATTGTATAAAGGGGTATAACCCAATAGAGCCGATAGGCACTATATATACATATTGTACAATACGTATATTGTACCCGATAGGGTCTATTGTACAATGGAAATACACTCAACGAAACATTTAAATAATAGGAGAGCATATAGTAGTATGTATTTTCGGTGATTGTAGACATCTGTTAGGACAACCCTTCGTCGAATTTTACTACAGGTGATTAATATGACTCCAACTCAGTGTTATTTATGCGGCGCGCCATGCTTTGTAGAGGACCATATCTGCCCGAATTGCGGCATTCCATGCCCGAGTGGGCGTTGTTCGTTCTAAATTGGCACTTTGTTCATGGTTTGCACCACAACCTTTAAATAATAAGACGTCTATTATGTATATAGGTGAGAAAAATGGTTACAATCTTCGAAAACTTGGCCATCCGGGGGCTTTTTGCGTCCCTTTTCATCTTCATCCTATCATTTTCGGCCTTTGGCCTTAATCCACTTGACAATAATGATTGGGATGCCGATGGGGACATGGACGGATTGACCAATTTAGACGAATTTTTAGCGGGTTCGGACCCAAATTGTTGGGATACCGACGGAGATGGCCTTCCAGATGGGTGGGAAGTTGACAATTCACTCAATCCTAACGACCCAAATGACGCGGAAGACGACAATGACTACTTTGGTGGCGAAGAATATGCCTCATATTCACAGGTTGAGCCACCTTATGACAATTATAATGAGTATTTTAGGGTGTACGGTGTAAATAGAGACACCGGTGAAGTGATATATAATCCCACAGACCCCAATAACCCAGATACAGACGGCGACGGAGTGCTTGACCCAGACGATTCTTGGCCTTGGGACTTCTCAAATGATGGTACAGGTGGTTCTGGTAATGGTGGGACGGATACGGGGGGTGGGGGTAGTGGGCCTGCACCAGGGGGCAGTGGAGACGGAGACGGTGATGGTAATATAGACGACGACGGCGACGGTATAACAGATACTGATGAGATGGCAATGGGCACAGATTATAACAACCCGGATACAGATGGTGATGGGCTCTGGGATAATATGGAGCTAACTCTTGGGCTCGACCCGAACGATTGGGATACAGACGACGATATGCTTATAGATGGTGTCGAAATGGGCAATGGGGATTCTACTGATGGGCATATTACCGATTCTGATAATGACGGAATGTGAAAACTATGGGGATAAGTAGAGTTATATATGACGACTCCGATGATAAGATGTATTATAGTAGAGTTGACGATTCCAAAGAAATATCGTATGGTGGGGGTGGGGGTGGTATATCGGAGTATATTGTGCCAATATGGGCAGAGGAGAATTCCACACTTTCAGCAGACGCTTATGAGTGGGCATTCGGTAATGGTGCAAATACACCCTCAGACGGGGGGTTGGCCATATACGTACCTACGGGGTGGGAGTGTCATATTGTGGCTATGTCCCTTCGTATAGGTAGTGGTACAGCAACTGTCCAAGCCGTAATAAATGGTGTGTCCCAGGGCTCCAGTGCTAATGTGGCGGTCTCTACTGGGCAATCTGCTGTCAATGAACTTTCACAACCGGTCGAATTGAGCAATGGTGATTACTTGAATTTTAGAACGCAGGCGGCTAGTGGGAGTTCTTCCCCGAACGTTGTTACTGCTTGGTTGAGATATAGACAAACGTAGGTGATTGTATGATGTTTGAAAAGCCTAAAATTGTTGTCCTCTTCGTCGATACTTCTGGCGAAAAGGACAAAGAGAAGTGTATAGAACAGCGAGTTGAAAGACTACAGGACCAGCTCGGCGATGATTATAAGGTCGTCGGTGTAGATAGTAAGGATAAGGTTAAATTCCCAGACAATGAAGTCACAAATGTCAATGGGGATTATTGGACATACCCATTCTATCCGTATCAATGGGATTACCCAGATACTAGTCCGACTTACCCAACTGTTACGTGGATAGTAACAAACGGCACAGTTATGGGTACAAAGGCAAGAAAGGAGGACTAAACGTGGCTGTCTACTATGATGTTGATAAGAAGAAAGTTATTGTTGTTGGGCCAAAAGGCAAGCGGCCCCAGGGGAACATTATAGAACTCTGATATGCACAATCGGGCCGCCCCAATAGTATGAGTGGGCGGGTGAGAACCTCCTATAAAGACCACGGAGCGGCCCCACATATATTTTACATAAAACGTAAATCACACCCAGATTCTACACGGATTTACTAATAAGTTGTCTACTTCGCAGACAATCGGCAATTTCCCGTTTTTTTCAAAAAAAATTTTTAAACGCCAAAGGAATCATACCTTTTTCCATAGACACCATATTATATATTTAAATAACCCGCCCTGAAAAAATAGTAAAAGTATATAAGTCGGAGTCACCACTTACATGTACCTATCAAGCACCGATGAACTAGGGCGAGATTAGAGTATTTACACGGTGATGGGCCTCGAAGATAAGCGCGACCCCTTCCGGTTCCTCCCAAAATATCGGATTTATGGTAACTTGTCATCACAAAACTATACAGAATAACGACATACCCTATACGTTAAAGGGTATAAAATACATATCAATCTATACCATTGAATACGTACGTACTACGTACCATGTACTACCGTATATGTATTGGTTATCTCATAGATTGACATTGGATTGAACCTATTCTATCACTTCAACCTTATGTCGGTACGGATCCGTGCATTGATAACCCATATTCCCATGAATTGATATGTCCATATACCCATTGATAGATAATCTGTACATAAAAAAAACCCAATAGGGAATATCTCCCTATTGGGCACCAAATATTGGATTTTATGGGTTATACATATTGTAGGATAACAAGACATTACGTATTTCTCCGTAATCCAAATGAATATCACATAGGATTATATGTTCCCTCGCTAGGAATAAATACGTATATGCTATATATTTGGGCATTAATGACAGATTAATAGTCATATAATACCTACGTAGGGTTTCGTTTGCTATTAGCAAATATGCATGGGCTAGTTCGTTAGATATTTCTACCATTTTAACACCATTTTAACCCAAATTCAGTAGTTTTTTTACTAACTGTTTTATTTGGGTATTGGTTAGGTTGTCTATGTCCAATGGTGGGTTGTCGTTGGCTTTTTCTAGGTTATCAGATACATACCGTTCCCATACTTCGGAATATGAGTTATCCGGTGTTTTCTGTAGGGGTCTTATAGGGGTAACTTTTACCCTTACAAGACATGGATTTCCTTTAATGGATTTCCATTTATCGTTGATTTTACCCATATAATACGAGATATTAGTCAATGTCGTTGGAGCTAGGGGTATAATCCCTTCGATTGAAACTCCATTATCGGATATGTCAAACGTTGTTTCTTTTATTTGGGCAAATAGGCTAGTATCTTTTGGGTATTCATTGGTATTTGTGTGTTGTGTGTGTGTGTTGTTTGCATTATTTGTATTGAGTAATACCGTTTTGATATTCTCAATATGTTGTCTAGGGCACCAGCTTTTTTCTTGAGAAATACCACATAGCGCGGAGATATGTCTTAAGAAATTCAGATAAGACTTCTTATCCAATTTCTCCATATCCGTTTTGACATTTTCTATACCTATTTCCTTCAATTCCTTTATTGCCGTATTTACGTTTTTCATGGTTTAACCTCGCATTTAGTATTTGGTACTACAATTGTAATATCTGGGCAATATTACAGTAGATTTTTTGCGTATTTATCTGTCATTGGGTTCATTGGGTTATTAGGGTCTAATGTTGTAAGACCCAGTACGGCACCCTTACCCTTTATGTTTCCCATATTTCAACGTAATACGTATAAGGTATATATACCGTAGTATTGTAGAATTTTATTCAATCTATACGGTTATATTATACCCATATCGATATACGATAACCTTTATATACCGTATGTAGGGGGTATCCTTATATGCGAATAGGATCACGTAGGTGGCACCCCCTCTAGATAACTTTGTACAACTATATCGAGAGTTATCACGTGATATATTACTCTAAAAAATGATTCTAGAGTCTAGTGATGTCTAGGCGGCACAACCGAAAGTTTTAAATCGTATCTATGCGTTTGGGTCAAATAGTGTTCGTCTCCCATGACAACACAACTACATCCTGATATAATATATATATAATATATAATATTATATCGAAGTAGGGGTGAATTCCCATATACGTAGGGTGGGTATAGATAATGTCTGTAAATCTATATATAGACTCTAGAAGTATATATAGTTTGGCTGTGAAAATCCGGTAGGATATATGTATCCAATATTGGATATGTATATACATAATCCGTAATATAGTGCGTATTTATATATGTATATAGGCCCTATATGTAACGTTCTCATGTTGGACTCTAGAAGCAACCTCTCATTACGTTAAAAGGGGTATTAAAACACCCCGTTTAGGTACCGTATATATATATGGGTAGGTAGGGTATTGCGGTGGTATATACATTACCCATTTGTGTTAAGGAGCGCATTAATATTGGGTAGGGGCAACACACCCTCGAGACGAGACCGTATAGAACGGGTAACGTATTCTAATATCCTATGAGACCGAGTGAAGTCTAGTGACAGAGCAATAGGCAACGGGTAAACATACCTGATACCCGTATACCTCCGTAGAGCAAATCTACCTCCCTGGGGGTATCTTTGAGATAAGGTGCCACGGTTTATTTTTTCTAACTAACTTACCTCGTACTTCGCCGTATAGGGGTTAGGTATGGCCCCGAAAGGGGTAAGGTGGTATTATGACAAAAACCATAGAGAACGTATATCTTGGGGCTTCGGCCCTCGGAAGGCTCATCACCACCCATCAGAAGATGGATGGTAAAGTTGGGCACGGTATTGCGAAAACCCTCAAGACACTCCAGACGGATGACCATCTGGGTATGAGGGTGGACATAATCGTGAGGGAACATGTATCCCACTCTGATTATGTCAAGAGCCTGGCAACCTCTACCCCGAAAGGGGTATCCAATATGGATGCAGACACAAAGAAACTCCTCCGAGCCCTCATAGAGAAGCTCGGATGATAGGTGGACACCTACCTCCGCCCCTTTATTGTGGGCGGGGGCATTAATTGGCCCCTAAACGTGTAATCGTTAGGGGGTAGGTGATAAAAGATGATAAGTCATTGCCCATTTTGTGGGGCCGAATACGGTCCCAACAACGTAGACCAGTCTGAAAACCCCCATGAGGTTGCACCTAACACGGGGCGTTTTATGACATGGGAGAGGGGTGAATGTCCCTCCTGTGGAAAATACTTTTTTTGCAGACATGACGCATAAACATGAGGGAAAAACATGAAATGCGCAATAGCAGGATGTGAGAATGAGGCATCTGTGGTATACAGAGGGTATACCCTCTGTGTAAAACACGCGAGATACATCGAGGAGGCAAACCGCCCATGAAATGGGTGGATGCCCTCGAACAAATAGGGAAAGGGGAATACCCTATACCCACGTCTGGTGGTATCCATGCGGATATTACCATAATAAAACTTGTGTGGTAAAATGCGATGTAGTATGTTAAGGCCTATCGACAGTGAGGTAGGCAAATGTCTATACTGTGGGGCAATATGCCCACATTACGGTATAATACCGTATACACCCGTTGAAAAAGACCCTAATATTGTATGCTTCTTTGCGGAGCATCAAGTCAAATTGGAAATGGGATATTAAAACCCTATAAACAGGTGGCTTTCGCCCCTGGGTATTTACGTTCATCAATAACCGAAAGGAGTTGAAAACATGACCACATTTGGGCCAATAGGCCACACAGAAAAACTGCCAGACATACAGATACCCCTCGGCACCATTGCCGACATAAAGGTAGTGGGCGAGGGTGATACCCTTTGGGCGTATAAACCTACGCCTAAAAAGGAGTTGATAAAGGGAAAGAAGAGGCAGGGTATGTATAGCATATCCGAAGGGGATACCCTAAATCTCCCATTTGGGGGGAATTTTCATGGGAAGCCTGTCCTCCCTGGTATATATAGGGTAAAGGTAAGTAAATATGGGCTTGTCCTCGAAAGGGTTCCCTTAAAGGAGGAGTCATATATAAAGAGGGTATTTGAAAAGGTGGGGTGGAGGAAGGCCCTAAAAAACTACGGCGAAAAGGCCAATAGGCCTATGTTCATAACCGTAATCGGAAAGGATGAGATATATGACCCACATGTATCACGCAACAACAATAGATAAAGTAGAAAAGATGAATGGGTATGTTGGGATAGGTAAAAAGGTATCGTATTTTACTACCGATTTTTCCTTTGCTATCAATTACGCAAGGAGGGTAAGGATAAGACGAGGGGTAAAAGCATCTATATTGATATGCGATGTAGATGAGAAAAAAGCCTCTAACTATCATAAACAACATTGGAGAACAAACGAAAAGGCTGAAATACTATTTATTATTAGGATGGAATTCGATTTTGGTGATAGACATGCGACCAATACACACAATACCCCCTATAATAGATATGGTTATGGGGGAGGCAAAATTTAAATTCTATGTCGACAAGGAACGGCGTAGGGTATCTGGGATAATGTATCTTGGGCGAGACAGGGTAACGGCGCGTATAAGATGCTCGAGGGAAGATGTATGGGACCCCCTCATAGGGATTTCCTTATGTAAACTCAAGTTGGAAAACAAGATGGGTTACATAAGGGTAAGCCATAAGAATGAGGGGCCACTCTTTAGAGGGTGGAGTACCATAAAAGATACGGTAGAGAGATGGGCGCGGTGAGAACGTGTGTTTATCTCCAGACTACCCTATAATAACTGGGAGCAAATTACCTCGGAGTGTAATAGGGTATAAGGTGGTCGATAATGAGCTACGTAGTTGGTTCAAGCACGATATATATAGAATCTTTAGATATGTTATAGGGAAAACACATAGGACGAAACACACACCTGGTTTTTCGGTATTTGAGAATTTGGCAGATGCCAAAGCCCTCCGAAAATGGATAGTAGCCAAATCCTTTTGGACTATAATGGGTGTTAAACCATATATAATAAAGGTTAGACTTACAAAAATAGGGGCAAAAGGTACATGGATATTTTATCCATCCTCACGTAGATATTCTGTTTATGAAGGTAATGCCCTAAAGGTATTGGAAATAGTGAAGTGATTACAATGGATATGATTAAAGAAATAAATAGGGTAAAGGCCCTTCTTGATGAGGGGCTTTTATCCGTTAAGGGTGCCGTGAAGGTACTTCACAAATTGGATGCTATTGACGATACGTGGTCCATAAAGACACACATATGCCCAGATTGTGGGCGTCTACATGTAGAGGTATGGCAAAAAGTAGATGAGGTGTATAAATGATGGATAAAGATGAGTTGAGGTGGTTCGTAAAGATAGACGCTTTACGTAAAAGACACGAGGAGGAGGTTGCAGAGGTACTCAAAGAAGCCCCTGCATATCTAAATGCCAGGCTTGTAAAGGTATATGAGGGTTAATTATGGCTATATACTTCACGTCAGACCAACACTTTTGGCATACCAATATATTAAAGTATGAAAGTCGGCCATTTAGGTCGGTAAAAGAGATGAATGCTATTATAACTAGAAATTATAATAGTATAGTGAAAGGGGGCGATACCGTATATTTCCTCGGCGATATAGCCTCGTGGTATGAGGTTAGTAAAGATATGCTGGAGAAGAAAATACGTTCCCTAAAGGGTAGGAAGGTGCTTATACTTGGCAATCACGATAACTTAAAACCATTCGATTATGTAGATATGGGCTTCGAGTCCGTTCATACATCTTTAAAACTAGAGGTAAACGGGTATGATATAACCCTTATACACGACCCCGCAGTGGCGGGCGTGTTAAAGAAAAAGTTATTTATATGTGGGCATGTCCACCACCTGTTTAGGAACATAGAGAATGTAGTTAATGTTGGTGTAGATGTATGGGATTACTCACCTGTATCTGCGGAAGTGGTATTCCCATTGTTATTTGGGCAAAAACAAATAGATGGGGAATGGTAAAATGAAAATAGAACTAGAAGTAGAAGTTGGAGAGGATGAGGAGCATATAGATTATCGCTTCAAATCATCCGAACCTGTAAGTTTACGAAACTTTTGTTACTATATGGCAGAAGCCATATCAGAGATAATCAACGATTGGGAAAAGAAGGGTGATTAAGATGGTATACAGTAATAAGAAAAAGGTAAAGGATAGGGTTAGATTGAGGCGGTTGAAGGGTGTTGCAACTGCCAATGAGAGGCATATTGCCAATAAGGATAAAGTTAAAGGGCCACACCCCGACAGGGCGGGGCTCGGTACAAACTACTTGAGGAAACTCGGGTATCTAAACATAAAGCCTGTTAGGGGTTTCCTGGATGAGTTTGAGATATACTGTTATTACCAGGGCATGAAGAGAAAGGCTAGAGAAGAGGGTAAGTAGTTGGGGGCATATAGATGTATATGCACAAGTTAAATAGATATAAGGTTAAAGAATTGGAGAAGTATAATGGTACATACTACAAAAAATTCGCTTCGTTTCTCAAGAGGTATAATCCGTGCTCCAATGTACAAAGAAGGTGGATAGATGATAATGTACCACCAACAAAGAAGGGGGTAGAATTTGTAGAATGGTATATTAAGGTGGAAAATGATGCGATTAATAAGGAGGGTATCTCTTACAGACGTTACCTTATAGAACCCCTGATTGGGGTTGTTCTTAATAGGAATATACCAACTCTAAAGGTTGGAGATAGGGTAAAGAGGGGACCCTCATGGGAATGGTGGGACCAAGACCGCGATAAGAATGGAGTGAAGCAATTAGGTACGGTGGTGGAGGTCCCCAAAACGGAACACAATGGGTATAATTGGGACGGGGGTACACATTGGTATACCGTTGAGTGGGATGAGAGCCAACGATATAGAAATAGATACCGTTACGATTACAATTACAAAGATATTATTCCTACGGAATAAACAGAAGGTGTATAATATGTCTACAAGTGTACTTGGCATGAAGCCGAATAGGATAGATATAGGTATTGAGGGTGAGTTCCTCATACTGGATAAAAAAGGCAAACCGTGTCCGGCACCATATAGTATACCGAGGGATAACTTCGACCTCCTAGCGGAGATAAGAAGTGATTACGGTACTCCTGGTGTTGCTTTCGGTTCGTTTGTAGAGAAGTATAATGATGTGGTGGATAGGTTTAGGCATTTGGGAGGGGACTATAAGGGGTATCATATGTCCACAAAGGAATACCCCTTTACCACAGAGGAATATTGGGAAAATGTACTACGGTGCGCTACCTCCTATTCCAATTATAAAGAGGAGATAGTTGGTGGTAATATATATGGCAATAAGATGCGTCATAGGGATATAGATGGGCATATATATAGGGGGGGTGGGCTACATATACACATCTCCGCAAACAAGACCACGCTTATCGATGGTAACACCGAGGTAAACTTTGTCTTTTCATGGGCAAAAAGAGATATAGAAGAATTTGTTAGGAGGTTTGAGAAACACCCATATATAAAGTCGTTCCTACAAGATGAGCCACTAAACTCTTATAGGCAGAAGGGGTTCTGGAGGCTTAAGGACCACGGCTTTGAGTATAGGTCTCTGCCTATGAACGCAAAGACATTTAAAAATCTATTTAAAATATGTAGAATGGCGCATAATATAGCGAAGGATGTAATCGACGATGTATATAAATACTAAATGAAGTGATAATATGCCATGTATAGATTGTAAGCACTACGGTAGTCATACATGTATGCTATCGAGTACTTATGTTGTATCCCCACACTCTCATCAATGTCTACTATATGAAAAGAAAGAAGAATAGGTGATAATATGCATCCAGACTACCATAGGCTATACGGCCATAGAGAATATAACTATATAAAAGGAATACGAGAACAATACAGGGATATATTCATATGAATTGAAATGGCAAGTGGAACACAAATATTGATAGTAGGATATGGAGGTATGATATGGAATTGCCATTGTGTTTGGAGTTGGTTAAGAATAGGATAATAGCCAGGCTCGAAAAACTATATGGGGTATACGTTTATGTGGTATATGTAGACGGCGAACTCGCATCATACCCAATGCCGTTGTGCCTAAAGTTTAACGGGCACGATAATTGTGGGTATGGGGGGTTTATAGCATACCGTTCCATAGAACAAGACCCACCTAGGATATTCTTTTATGTCTATGATAAAGGGGATGCGTTAGTTTGCAACAGTACGTATTTAATGCACAATATCAAAAAATATATACCACAAAATGTGCCATATGAAGAAATGGTATCAGGTATATATGAGCACATCGAATAACAATGGGGGTTATAGTATCGTTAAATTTGAGTTGCCAGAAATTGTCCGCATAGATGGGGAGGAATTAATAGGTGTATTAGAAAATATCTGTGGGCATGATGTATATAGGGTGTACCTCAATGGTGTACCACAAAATAGCAGTGAAACCGGTAGGCCATTATGCATTGCGCTATCTAGTAATGGGCACGACCATGTAACACCGGATGTTTTCACATACTATTTGAACAGGAAGAAGAGTATACCATATATATTTTACTACGTATTTGATGGTGGAGACGCCATACTATGCAGGCGCTCGTATTCAAAAAGGGTTATGAAAGACTATCTTCAATTATATAATTTACCGGTAGAAGAGGAAAACACTGGTATTCATGAGCATATGGAGTGGTACCGTGAAAGACATACCTGAAATCTTATTTATAAAAGGCACATGCCATAGGTTATCTGCAAGGAAACAACTTATACAGAACCAGCCATTATTAAGAGTATTCCTAGACGGTTCACCACAATCTAGTGTTAGAACTGGAAATCCATTATGTATAAATTTCGATGGACATTCTGGGCCAACTGAAGCTGTTAAAAGGTTTTATTCAAGTGGCTGTGGCGCACCAATTAGTATACCTGCTATATTCTATTATGTTGGAGATATAAATGAAGCACTTGAGTGTCTTTTTTCCTACACTATGGATAAAATTAAAATGTATATGGGTACATTCGAACTACCCCAAAAAGAGATTGAAACCATGATATATGAGCATATAGAGTAAAGGTGATATAAATGGTAAAGAGAATAGCGGTGTACGGCACCCTCCGAGAGGGTGGATATAATTATAGGAAGTCTATAGGTAAGCCACTTTTCAGTGGGTTTGTGCCATTACCTTATATAATGGTACTACCATATTCATATCCCGCACTTGTAAACGACAACAATATGAGGGATGTCAAGATAGAGGTATATGATGTGCCGGATAGCACATACAACTCTATAGATATTATGGAGTTGGGTGCTGGATACCACAAAGAGGAGATAGAAACACCTGTCGGTAAAGCCGATATATGGGTATGGGCAAGAGAGAGGGCGATAAATAAAACCTATCCCATAATAAAAAGTGGCGATTATATCGCGGAATACAATGGTGTTTAATATGATGTGGGCAGACAAAGTACCGGATATACTTGTATCGAAACATATACCTGGGCTAGAACTACATAAAGAAACAATGTATGGGGCCAAGGTCCTACGTGTTTACTATATGGACAAACCGTGTATTCATGCCGGTAATAGCATAATTATATGTCCATATGGGCATATGGGCCCAATAGATTTTTACAAAAAATATAAAAAAGAGGGTATATTACCGCCTCGAATGTTTTGGTACGTTAGGTCAAAAGCAGATTTGGATGGGGCATTAGAGGAGAAGTGGATAAATAGGCTAGTTGATTCACTACAAAAATATTTCGATGCGTATGAATTGCCAACAAACGAAAAGAATACAGGTATATACGAACATATAAATTGTCGTGTTCAATACAAATAATGGATGTGGTATATTGTATTTAGATGGGTATCCAGATATAATAGCATCATCAAAGATGCCTGGCGTGGAGCTACATAAAGAAACAATGTATGGGCACGAACTTTTAATTGTGTATGTGGACGGTGAAAGGTGCCTCTATGATAATGTGCCACTTGCTATCCATACAGAGGGACATCGGGCGAGAGGTAGCATTATATCCCATCGGTTCCACGATAGGGGAGATTTACCGGAAATATTTTGGGGTATATATGGTGGCAATAGCGCGGAGGAAGCTAGCCGTTCGTACTCCGATGACGATTTGTTATCACGAATAATAAAACTGTTTGGTAAGATTACTATACCAGAAGAGGAATCCGCTACTGGTATATGGGAGCACGTAGATAGGTGATATAGATGATAGACACAAAATTGCCTACCCATATCAGGTTTAAAAGTATAATACCTGAAGTTACGTTCTTTCTTGAACAACAGGCAGGTTACGATATATATGTAGCAAGAGATAAGAATGGAAAACGTATCTATTTTGAGGGACACGGGGTACCGGAGAACCATTTCTTCCTGACTTTTGTTAGCAATTCAGGTGGGAGTGATATTAACAACTGGCAAAAACATATAGCTGTAACAGGGGTGCGGGTACCACACGTATTTCGATGGATATCTAAAAATACTACCACATTAAGGAGTTATACAAAGAATTATACTGAAGCTATATCATTTTTATCTTCCGCCGGCGCGCTAATTATACTTGATAGTAACCTACCAAATAATGAAATCGAAACCGGTATATATGAGCATATAACTTAAAGGTATTGGGGTGTATAGATGGATTTATCGAAGCTACCGAGTGTTATCCCAACGTTGATACCTAACGTTACAATAGAAAAACGTGAGGTTTATGGAAAAACACTACTTTTACCATGTGTAAATAGTATAATTATACGTAGGGAGTGGGGTATCCCAATAGCAATACACTATGGTGGACATCAGGCTAGAGGTTCAAAAACCATAGAAACGTTATTTGGTAAGGATGGGTATGTACCAGGAGCATTCTACTATATTAACAATACGGAATGTGCAAAGATGTGCGCATTGTCATATAGGGCGCCGCGTTTCAACAGGAAGTTTCTGGAGGAGAGATTGTATGCGGTGTTTAATAACAAAATCCCAAAAGATGAGATGAATTCTGGAATACACGAGCATACAGATATACCGTATGACAAGAGTGATTATAGGGGTGAACCACATGGATATTAATATTCTGCCTGATGTTATCTATACGGAGATACCAGGTTTAAAAATAGTTAAAGAGAAAACAGATGGGCGGATGATATTATACCCGCTTGTAAATGGGGAGTATATACGTAGAGACCTACCAGGGTCGCCACGTATCGCCGTAAAATATATGGGCCATGAAGCCCACCCGTGTAGGGCTTTAGAAAATGCCTTCGCAGAAAATAACATGAGAGTACCACGTACATTCTGGAACATGTTTCATACGTATGATGTAAGGAGGGTGGCATCCTCATATAAATCAAATGGCTTTACGATTGACTACCTAAAGGGAACACTACATATAACTACGCTGGGGGGTATGCCGGAGAACGAGCTTGAAACTGGTATAATCGAACACATCACAGATATATATTACAATGGGTGATTAAATGAAATTTACAATAGGATGCGACCCAGAAGTATTTGTCGCAAAAAGGGGTAGATTGGTATCTGCGATACCATATATAAATGGGACAAAAGAAAAACCCGTTGAACTACCTAATGGTGGGATGATACAATGGGATAATGTATGCGCCGAGTTTGGCACACCGCCAGCCCATAATGAAAATGAATGGGTTAAAGCCGTAAGAGATACGGTCCACCTATTACATGATAGACTTGATAATAGCATAAGACCAGTTGTACTGGCATCCGCAAACTTCCCAATAGAGGAAGTGTCTAGTCCAGAGGCAAAACTGTTTGGGTGCTCTCCAGACCTGTCCGCATATACAGGTATGACCAACGAACCACCTAGTCCAGAAGATTTCCCAACCTTTAGGAGTTGTGGCGGCCATATACATATAGGATTTGATGATGACCCCGATACCTTATTCCTTTTGGACCATTACGATTCAATGCAATTTATAAAGGTATTAGACCTATTCTTGGGTGTCGTATCATCCGTTATAGATAACTCGAAGGATGCAACGGAACGGAGGAAATTATACGGTAGGGCCGGTTGTTTCCGTAAGACATCTTATGGGGTAGAATACCGCACTCTATCAAACTACTGGCTTAAAAGCCCTCTCTACACTAGACTTGTTTATTCGTTGGTGGAAGATGCCATCTACCATATGTCCCAAAACGGGCCTGGTATAGTTAAGAGTATTGGCGAAAGTGTTATAGTGAAAGCGGTAGAGGACCCGCACTATGCCACATCCCTACTTGGGGAATTAATATCCAAATGGAATATCTTTAGTGATAAGAGTAAGGAACTAATAAGTTATGCCCTTCGTACAGAAAATAATGATAATGACCTTTACAGTATATGGTTATAAGGTGATTTCATGCCCACTAAAAGAGATAAAGAGATACGCGATAAGGCAATAACTAGCCAATTGGATACAATAGATGATATGGTTATAGTAGATAGTGGGGGAGGAGATGGGGGAATACATATTGAAGAAGAATATACAGAGATGACTATTACCGTTCCAATTAAGAAGGATAAGTCTATTAAGTACTGGTGCTATTGGAACAGGAGAAATGGTACAGTAAAATTCCAGAATTATACCCCTATAAATATAGTGATTAGGTTCCTCGACTATATAGAAAGTAGGAGGTAACTATATGAAGACAACGATAGATTTGCTTGATGATAAAAGTGATGCAGTAATATTACCATCACATATAAAGATAACTGGCATGGATAAAGATATAGTATTTAGACTACGATTTATAGGTGATAGCACACCAGTATATGTGGGATATAAAGGAAATAATATACTGCATAACTATAAAAATGGTATTGTAATTCCTACTATATTTTTGACTTACGTTCCTATGTATGGTGGCAATCGTGTAAATTCAGATGGCAGTTCAAAAAGGCTTATCATTGATAATAATGATAGGGGTAGTGTCAAGAACACCAAACTACCAAAGGTATTCCTATGGACGAACGAAAATATGTACAAAGCGTTCTTCGATACGTTGGATGACAAATGGCTAATAAGTGAGATGAAGAAAGATATAAGAAATGGTATAATATACGAGTACGGGTTTGATTTACCAATCGATGAGGTTAGGACTGGTATAATGGAACATACTATGGGGGTATAATACAATGATACTAGGAGAGTATGGGTTGTTGAGAGAGGGCGGCCCATTACATAGATATTATCTGGGTGATTTGGCACCATTTAGAAAGATAAAATATGTTGGGCAATATACACTTATGATTGATGCTAATGGTATACCGAGACTTAAATACCATAGTGGATATGGCACGGATGAATATGTAGTAGAATTGTATAGTATAACCGGTAAAATATCGGAAGATGTACACAAATTCTACTCGTCATTGGGTATGTATGTTTCCACTACATCCACTTTGGATAACAACAAACTTGCCCCATTTAACTTCTATCAGGACTATAAAACGTCGAGATATAGTATGATTAGATGCACCGACTATATAGAATGGCTAAAAAACGCGAAGGAGAAAGGTATATGAAGGTAAAATACAGTAAACTGGATGTCGAAATAGCAGAGGACATCGTTGAAATATTGGCTAAAGCCCATATATATGCTACTGTGGAAAAGCACGGCAGAAAGACAAAGGCTAATGTGCTGATAAGAGGTGTTTTCAATGAATGATATATGCCCATTTTGTAGCCATAAAGAGGCGGGTGTTAACCCATATTTGGTTACTGTTAGAATGACAGACCATATTGTAAAGAACCACCTATCCGAAATGATAAATGTAGTTACATCCAAACGTATGGATGTAATTACAAAGGCATTTTGGGAATGTGTTGAGGAGTGATAACAATGACACAGGATTTTCTTATAGGGTCTGACCCCGAAGCTGTACTATTTGTTGATGGTAGTCGTGTAACTGGACAAGACTACTTTACTGGTATATCTGTCGGCAGTGATAGTGCGCAGGTACCTATAGAGTTTAGGCCCGACCCATCCGAAAGTGTTGAAGAACACATGGAAAATATGAGAGGGTGTATTCAGGAACTTATGGATACAATATGTAAAATCCAGGATTTCCTGGGCAGTTCTATAAGGCTACGTGGTGGTGGTGCACCAACTGGACATCCAATAGGTGGGCATATACATATATCCGCCGATAGCGAGATAGATGAAAAGGCAAGAAGTCTTGGTGCCGTATTGTTTTCCTTCAACTGGATGACAGGTGGGGAAGACTTTATAGATAGGCTTAAAGTCGGGAAGTATGGGGGGCCATTCGACTTTAGGGTGAAGCATCACGGGTTTGAAACAAGAACACCATATAGTTGGTTGTCAAGCCCAATATGGACTGGTGCATACTTATCTATTGCGTGGATTATGATTCGTAATTGGGATAAAGTTAAAGGCGATAAAAGAATAGGGAGATTGATAGATATATATGAACGTAATACGCTATTTAGGAATGAAAGGAACGACCGTGGTAATAGACGGTGGTCGGGGAATAACAAAGCCGTATATACGGATGTATATAATATCATAAATGAAATCTTCAATTGGTTTACAACGTTGGATGGATATAGTGAGGTTGGAAGATACCTACACTTCGCATCAAACGTTACAAGAAGGAGAACGGCTATGGATACTACAAGAAACATATTCGTTTCATGGGGTATCAAGCCGAAGTCCAATACGGTTAACATATATATGGGTAAAGAAAGTGGCCTGGATATAGATGTTACCAGTATCAAGAAGAAGGGTATAGGCGACATATATATATATGGGTCTGGTCGCAAACATGGTAGGGACTTATGGGTGTGGTCCGATGAAGATAGCGGGCCTATCTGTAAGGATGTCATTACCTACCTAAAACGGAAAGGGTATACAGTGAAGCATGGACGTTGGGGGAGATACGAAAAATTGTCCCCGTCCATAGGTGTTGTTGTTGGTATACCAATCCATATCAGAAAGGAAAAGGGGGCAATCAACACGATTGTGAATGATATAAGTGATATTATGTCCTCACATTCGGATAAATACTTGCCTGTAATGTGGTGGTAAAATTGTGTAGATTGGCTTTCGTCAAAGGCGTAAAGAAGAAGGATAAGGAGTTTCTTGTGGACTTGTTTAAGCATCTTGAGGACGCTAAAGGTGGGCACGGAAATGGTATAGGTGGTTGGGTAAAAGGTGAACCGTTGGTCATCAAAGGCGTTGAGAAAACGGTAGAGGAATTGGTAGAAAAGGCTGTCAAAACCAAATGGGATAATGGTGCCTTCTTATTCCATACCCGTATAAAAACGGTGGCACCAAAGACAGATGAAAACTGCCAACCGTTTAATAATGGAGAGCAGATACTATGTCATAATGGGACAACAACATCAGACCTTTCCATATTTAAACCCCTACTTATACCATATGTTATACGTAGAGGCGGTGAAATATCAGATAGTGAAGCAACATCATACCTGGTATCTCTATATGGGTTTGGTGTATTGAATATGGGCGCACCAATAAATACCAATTTTACTGGTGTGTTTCTGTCATTGAGGAAAGATGGTATATTAGAGGTATATAAAACATCTACAACAAGAGATTTAGATGTGGCGCAAATAGGCGATATGACTATTATAGCATCGGAGTTTACCGATGACATAATAGATAAGTATGTTGTCAAGGCCGTCCCAGGTAGTGAACTACTATCTGATTGGGAAATACTTGCGAATATTGATAAATACGAAAAGGCTAAAAGGACCGTAAAATATACTTCTACGTATACATATAAATCAAACCCTCGGGAAAGTTGGAGGACCTACCAAAAGCGGTCAGGAAAATTATCGAGGACCTCCACAAGCCTAGTAAAGAAGAGTTTGAAAGGTCAACTGACAAACTTGATAATTTTGGCTACATGTAATAGAAGGGGTGGTTAAATATGCAGAACAATCAAAAATCTATGAAGGAAATAATGGATACGTTGCAAAAGAGGATAGAAAAGAACACCAAAAGGAAGTATATGTCGTCCGCCTCTCTAGCCGATGTAGATATACTAGCCACAAAGGTATATATGGAGAAGGAAAACGGTGTACCTTTCGTTGTAGTGGAGTTTAATGAAGATAATTTCACTATGACATATCATGAACAACCCATAAGAAAAATGGGATGGTTCACCGAAATGTATGGGGACATTAATGTCCATATACGTATCAAAAGAAGGCCAAATACCACGCAGTGTATGTATGTTACTGCATAGGAGTGGTAAAAATGTTCGATACACATATCATGTATAGTAGGAAATGTGGTGCAACCGCTAGGGCAATAAGGGATGAGTTTGAAATCCTGGGTGTGCCAACCACATTCAGTGAGGACCCACCTAATAATAGAGATACCAATATTATAAGATGGGGTACATCTAGGAAGGGTATAAAAGTAAATGGCGTGGTATTCAACAGTAGGTCGGCTATCGCCAGAAGCACCGATAAGTATAGGACTTTGGAGGTGTTGAGGGATAGTGGCGATATAGTCTGGCATGTACCACAATTCCATAAGAACCCCAGGGCATTACTACACTTCCTGGGTAGAAATGCGCCTATAGTGTGGAGGGGTAAAAACCACTCTCATGGTAGGGATTTTGAGTATATAGAGAACCTCGGGGAGGCTACGCATAATACCGAAGATGACGGATATTATATGGCATATATAGATAAGGCAAGAGAGTATAGGGTGTTTGCAACCCCATATAAGGCCCTTATTGTATATGAAAAGAAGCCTATGGTTGAGGAGCCGGATAATTACAGATGGAATATGGAATTTGGGTACAGACAGGAACAGATAAAGGATATAACCCTATCAACTTTAGGGGCGATACATTTAGCAATAGATAGTGTTAAGGCACTTGGGCTGGACTTCGGGGCAGTAGATATACTGGAAACTAAAGACGGCGAGGTATATGTCATCGAGTGTAATACAGCACCTACGCTCGGTGAATATTCATTGCCGATAGTGGTATCCCATATGGTATCTACCCTTTGGCCTAATGGAATTGAGAATGATGGTGATTAAATTGGGTCAGACATTTAAAGTTGGTGATAAAGTAGCATTTGAATATGGGGGGAGTGTATATAGTGGGACCGTGCAATCCACTGGGCGTTATGGGTACAATATAATATCCGATAGTAATCTGGATAGTGAAGGCAGGACGGTTTTTGTTACTGGTATAAATATCAAACTACTTGAGGATTTCTTATCGGCTGATGACTACGTTAAACAGTATGCAATGGGCAAAGATGGTGCCTATATGTTTAGATACGGTAACGTAATGGATGTTGATAGGAGTTTTGCACTTGTAGAATTTGATACGGACAACGAATTTGTTCCAGTATATGACCTGGAATTGGTTCCCATTATAGGGGAAGTAATAAGTAGGGCCAGAATATTACCATTTAATATAGATGGTTATATTGATAGTGGTGATGACCAACTTGTCCACGGTCTTATACTTGGTAACTTCAAAGAGGCGCACATAGGCAATTATAGGGCATTACAAAAACTATATATAAATGCAGATGTATATCATATAGGTATACTAGTAGGTGATGACGGTATAGATGTGCGGGGCGAAAAGGTTAGATTTGATATGGCGAAATATATGGTAAAGGAATTGATGGCAGGTGTAGAGGACGAAAGGATAAATATATCATTCCTGAACCCATTATACCAACCCCCAGCAAAACTATTCCAATGTTCAGTTGGAGTAGAAGGGGAATGGGATACTAGACTGACTGACTACTGCTCCAGATGGATAGATGATATAAAAATAATAAAGGTCAAGAATGTAATGACCGATAAACATGGTAGGCTTTCAAGCAAACTCGTAGAAGATGGTATCGTAAATGGATATGGCGACGAAAAGGGTGATTAACCATGTCATGGGAAAGAAAGGCTCTGCTAGATGTGCATAAATTGAGAAGTGTATTCTCAAAGGTGGATAGTTCCTCGTATAAGGTAATACGTATTGCGGACGACGAGGAATTGGATGTCAAACAACTGAAGAAAAATATAACAACCGTGTCTTGTTTTTGGGATTTTATTCATGCGTATACTCATGTAATCGATGATATATTAATCGAAAAGGGCAAACCGGTAGACAATAAACATACGGCTTTGGTATTCGTATTTGATTTGGAGGAGAGTAAGGTAGACCTTAAGGCTGATGAGGTAGATACATACTTGAGGTCGTTACAATCATGCGGACATATACCGAGGGACGTAGATATAGACATGGCTGTGAATGAAGGCGTTGTGGTTATACGCAACGTAGATGAAATGTATCCGGCCCAATTCTATATATACCTATGTAATATAAGGTCCATAATAGGCGAGCCGAATTTGGTTAGGATGGTTGCCCATCTTGTAAATAAGGGTATTCACCCGCTTACTGCCATCTCTTTATCATTTGTAAGGAGACTATCTGATAGAAGCCACCATTACTTTAGACTTGTCGATATTATCGGTGATGATGTAGATGATGATGGGGGTGTGGACGAGAGTCTTATCCCAGCACACATCGTAAGATTAGATGCAATCACAAAGGGTAATGCGCCAGGCCAACATACGTTTTTCGAGTATGCGATTGAAGGAAATAACATCCCAAAGTATGGTTGTAGTAATACTATAAGGGATATAAATATTGGGAGTAAAAAGGTCGGCAGTAGGCTAAAGAAGGCTTTCTCCATCGGGAAAAAGATAAGGAATGGGACATTCGATATACTCGACTTCAATATAGAAAGAGATATATAGGTGATAATATGCACACTTTTGAGTATGATACAGTTAAGGATAAATACATATGTACTACTTGTGGATATGAGATATCCGCAATAGAGTACTGTAATAGGGATATAGAAGATGATACAATTGATGTATGGGGCGATTAAAATGGTATATACAAATACCATCGAGCCTAGGTGGGATGAAAATGAGTAATGACGCATGGGAAAAATATAAGGCGAGTATAAGAAGGAAGATGTTTGCCTATGGTTACCGCGTTCAGGATGACATTAAATGCTGCGCCAACTGTAAATTTTCTGGATATGATATGGACCGTATACTAACATGTAGTAGAAAAGATGGACATGAACAGGTTTTACATATTGGTATATGCGATTTTTATAAAAGGGGTAATAGTAAAGTTGAACGTTGTTGGTGGGAAGGAGATGACAAAGGAAATTCACCCAGGTGGGATGAAAATGAATAAAGACGATGGTGTTCAAAATGGAATCAAAGATAGGGTTGAAAAATATAGAGATGTAGATATGAAATTCCACCATCTGTATAAGGGGTCTTATACCTATAAAGGGGAGGCCGATGATGGTACAGTTATAATACTCGATGGTGGTGCTATGACATACGAGGATGCCTACTACCTGGAGTTGGACCCAGAGTATAAGCTAGGTGAATTTATAGATGATTTTAGTGATTATGTAGTGAAGGTTGGGAAGGATAAAATTATGCGTATTAGTGAATTAGTGTAGAGTATTATCGCCGATAATAGGAAGGTATAGGTGTTGTTTGATATGAAATGGAAACGTATAGTAAGGGCTAGTGGATTAATAGAATGGCAATGCGAACATGGAGTGGGCCATCCAGATGAAAACTCCGTTGTAGAAATGGGTCGTAAAACAGATGATGCTACATGGGGAGTACATGGGTGTGATGGATGTTGTAGTAGAGAAGATTTCCCTGGGCGATTGCGCAGGAAAAATGATTAGTATGTACAATTGTACCGATAGGTACTATATGTACAATACATACTATCTGTTATACTTATCTACAATCTAGGTTACTTACTCTTTATTTGTACAATTGTACAAAGAGTAAGTATATATTGTACAAATCTATTGTACATATTGTACAAATCTATTGTACAAATCTATTGTACATATTGTACATATCTATTGTACATATTGTACAATAGTAACGTTCATAGAAACATTTATATAATCGAAAGCACATATAGGTAGTAGGGTCCCTTAAAACGTGGCCCTGAAAGGAGGGGTATTACCCCGATAGGCAGAAGCCGAATTAGAAAGAAAACAAACCATTCGGAGATGAGAAACATGGCTAGATATACAGCAAGAGAAAATAGCGGAAATAGAGATAGTGTTAGATACGAAGACATTTTGGAGCCGGTAGTTATAGACATAGGTAATAGCAACAACTTTATCGAGATAGGGTGTAAGAAGGCTATTTCTGGTAAAGACGTAAATAAGTTTGTTTCTATAAGTAAGGGTTATTACCACGAGAAGTATGGTAAAAAGTATAAGACGGTTGTTACTATAAGTCTTGACGATGAGGCATTACCAACCGATAATAGGGTAGCGATTATGGATGCTTTGGCAGAAGCATTCGGCCTAGAAACAAGTATCTAACTAGGGTAGGGTGTCCGCAATAGCCAGGGGTGGGTACCTCTCATGTGCCCACCCCACAATATATATAAAAATAAAGAGGTCATACCATGCCTAGAAAGATACCAATAAATAGCGATGAGTCCGATATTGTAGTTAGCGATTGGCATATACCATTCCATGATGGGCGAGTTATAAATGCCTTCATGAACGATATAGCGGAGAATGAGTATGAACATATAATCCTAAATGGGGACATGATAGATGCCTATGAGTTGAGTAGGTTCGATAAACCGCCCATAACTCTAGTCAACAATCTGTTCTTGGATGAGATAAGGGCGTTTAGGCATTATATGGCACGTATAAGGGAGTTACAACCGAAAGCAAAAATAATATATCTACCTGGCAACCATGAATATAGGTGGTATAAAAATCTCCATGAGATATGGGGTAAATCATTGTATGCTCTAGCCAGGTTAGGAATAAATTATGGGCCAGAAGTTATAGACCCATCACCATCGCAGTTGTTCGGCCTGGATGATTTCGATATAGAGTTCCATATAGACCCCAATCCAGAGAAGTCTATATACAGGTTGAGAGATAAGATTAATATTGCCCACGGGTGGAGGGTGCTTAAGTGGAGTTGTGCAACCCCTAAAGCATATGTTACTGACTACGGTGGTAACTGGTTAATTGGACACACACATAAACTTGGTGTTTATTATAGAACATTGGCATCCGGCGAAACTAATGTAGCAATGGAGGGTGGGTGCATGTGTAAAGACATGGATTATAACCCAATAGCAAATTGGCAGAGAGGTTACATTAGATTACATTGGAACGGGCCTAAATTTAGACCCGAAATAATGACGTGGGTGTAGGTAATATGCCTGTAAATAGGTACATAGACAAAGGCACATATGATAGGTTGAAAGATAAGGGGCTGATAAGACATATACATACCCTAAAGATAAGATGGGTGCCTACTGCGGGTACTATAGGAAATCCAGATATTGGATGGGTTGGTTATAGTACCGTAGAGAAGGGTGGTAGGTATCTATCTCAACTTAAAGACGGTATATTCACCATAAAGACAAACGCAATATATATAAATGAAGCATACATAAGGTTTGTAAGTCCATACCCATTCATTAAGAGGGGTAGATACGGAGAATATAGGAATTGGATTTGTTCCCACATTGTAGATGGTAAAGAGGAGTTACTTATATGGCCCGCCAATGGGCGCATAGCGGGTGTAGTTATAGATGAGATGAAGAAAAGGGGTATTGTGCCGAGTAATGTCCACGAGTATATGTTTAGGGTGTTCAGGTCCGGTAGGAGTAAACTCGGCCTTTGGAACATTGAAGTCTTTTTCCATGACTATCGTATGCCGAAGATACCGAAGGAGTTATACGATAGGAATGGGAATATTATAGACAGATACACCCACCTAAACATGGAGGACTTTTCAGTCGAAATACCCTATCAACCAGGTATTAATGATGTGTTTAAAAGTAATAAGGCATCCCATTCTATTGCTTTTATGAAGGATATACTTATACCTATGCACCCAACTATACCTAGTGAGGGGACTTATATAGATTGGTTTAAAGAGTATTGTGGACTAGATGAGGAGCAATCTAAAGTTGCATACCAATATAGAAAACAGGTGAGGCTACCGTAGGTGATTACATGGATGAAGCAGGTAAAAAGAACTGGATAAACCAGATAAAGAGGAACGCCAGAAGAAGGTGGTTTCATATACTGCGCAAGAGGAATGTTGAGGCGACACCTGAAATGGTTAGAGCGTTTAATGCTGGTTTTAGGTATGGCTGGAAGGCTAGGACGAGATGGGATATTAAACAATACAAGACACATATACATACATTTGAAGGTATGGGTGAAGAATGGGAAGAAGTACTTGAAGATTTATCAAAACTGTAGGTGATTAGAAAATGCGAGTACCATATGATTATGCGTTAGACCACGAATACGGTACAATGGTGCACAAAAGAACCGGTGATGTGATTCATGTTGTTGATGCTTTGAAATATGCTGGTTTCTCCGCTTCATCTCTCGTATGGGGCTACTCAGATAGGGCAGATACGTCCTTTAATATTGTAGAGCTGGAATTATATGGAATAGAGGAACTAGAAGACATAGAGTGATAATGGTGGAATGTAAATGTCATATAAACCAACTATTACAAAGATTGGTGGTGATAGCCATCTCGCTTACTATGTGTGGTCCAGTAGTAAGAAAATAGGTAGAATAACATGGAATAAAGATTGGGGTTGTTTTGTTTTCTCACCTATTAAAGATAATGTATTCTTTGGGCCAGTATTTCTATCAGATATAGTTACAACATTGATTGAATTGGAGGCGGAAGTTAGAAAGAGAATATGTAAAAAGTGCGGGTACACCAAGTTCCACGATAGTACATATATAGATGCCGCGGGTGGTAAAGATATCTGTCTACGTTGTGATAATTGTGGTGAGAGGTATGTCGAGACTTGATACCATACTTACTTGTGGTATATATAAAGGAGATGATTAAATGGGCGATACTGTTGACCACCCAGGGCACTATAATACTGGGACCATTGAGGTAATAGATGTTATAGAAGATTGGGACTTAAATTTTAACAGAGGTAATATTATAAAGTATGTAGCCAGGGCTGGTAAAAAGGGCGAAGATGAACTCACAGACTTATTGAAAGCCAAATGGTATATACTTAGAGAAATCAATAGGGTCGGTGGATAAATGAAATGTAAATTTTGTGGGCGTGATGTGTTTGGTGGGTGGACTTATGAAGATGCTAGCGGAAAGACTGTCCATGCGTGTTGGAAGTGTGATGATAAAGCAACAAAAGAAATGGTAGAAGTGGCACGTATGGAGTCGAAGGAAATGAAAAGAAAACACCAGTGTATATTTCATGAGGCATGGATTGGCCCATGTAAAAAGCCGGCCGTTAAAGGCTCCTATTATTGTAAAGAACACCACGGTAAAAAGTGTGCGAGGTGCGGAAAACAAGCAACACATGAGTGTAGTACTGCAGGTTCTTTAGTGTGTGGAACCCCATTATGTAGTGATTGTATATGCCCTGTATGTGGCGTTTAAAGGGGGTATGATAAAATGAGATGCCCACGATGTTCCGAGTATATGAGAGAGGGGTATACTGGATATTATTGCCCAA